GAGGAGGAAGCCGAGGAGGAAGCCGAGGAGGAAGAGGAATCCGAAGAAGAGGAGGAAGAGGAAGTGAAAGCCACCAAGAAGTCCAAGAAGACCACGAAGAAGGCCGCCGAGAAGAAGTCCAATGGCAAGAAGGCCGCCGAGAAGAAGTCCAAGCCCACACCACCGAAGCGCGACCGGAAGACGTTGGAGTCGTGCCCCAAGGCGCAGGTCTGGAAGGCCTGGAAGAAGGGCAAGGGCGAGACGGATGCCGCCAAGCTGTACAAGATGGTCGGCAAGAAAGTCAAGGAGTCGACCATCCGGTCCTGGATGAACCGGTGGGCCAACGGCAAGGGACTCCCGGCGATTGCGAAGAAGAAGTAGTCGCCAGTCCGTATCCCAGCACCCCCTGTGCAAGTCGGCAGGGGGTGCAATCTACCATCTATGGAGTGACTGAACCGTGAAAACTATTGTTAGTACTTCTGGCGGCATGGACTCGGCCGCTGTGATTGCTTGGGCACTGGATGAAGGCCGTGACGTCTTTCCAGTGCACTTCCAGTATGGTGCCAAGAACAACAAGTGGGAACGGCAGGCGATGCTTGACGTACTGGCCCACTTCGGACTACGGCAACACCTACGCCACTATGACATCTCCGCCTGCTTCACCAGCTTCAAGTCCAACCTACTAGATGGGCAGGGCGAGATTCCCGAAGGCCACTTCCTGGAACCGGCCATGACCAAGACCTACCTACCGGCACGCAACATAGTCTTTGCCGCCATCCTGGCCGGGCTGGCACAGTCAATGGAGGTGGATACGATTGCGTTTGGTTTTCATCAAACACCTGGCGATATCACAGTATACCCAGATACGACGCCCGCGTTTTTCGAGGCGATGAAGCTGGCGGTTGAAGAAGGAACGGGAAGAGCCACCACCTTGGAGGCTCCGTTCGTTTACACAAACAAGAAAGGAATCCTGATGGATGGGATTGCTCGTGAAGTCCCGTACGAACTCACACGCACCTGCTATAAGGACCAGCGACTGCCGTGCGGGAAGTGTGGTGCCTGTCGCAAGCGGTTGGATGCGTTCGAGTCCTTGGGGTTGAAGGACCCGGTCAAGTATGAGGAGGCGGACTGATGAAAAGGACCCATTTGTCGTACTTGGATGTCAGGGGGCGGCTGAACGAGAAGCTCAGGCCGTATCGGGAGAACCACTCTAGTCCACTTATCATTTATGGAGTGCCGCGTGGTGGGACGATACTGGCGGCAGTGATGGCTGAAAATTATCCTGACTGTTACCAGTTCGTTTCCCACTTGCCATGCCATGTAATCGTTGATGACATCATTGACTCCGGTAGGACGCGCGATGACTACCGCAAGCAATTCCCTAACGTTCCCTTCGTCGCCGCCGTGGACAAGACGACGGGGCGGGACAAGGACATCGGCTGGGTCGTGTTCCCGTGGGAGGAACACCTCGCTGATGAGGACGCCACCGACCCGGTCGTCCGTATCCTGGAACACATCGGTGAGAATCCTCGCCGGGAAGGCCTACTGGAAACGCCCGAGCGTATCGTGCGGTCATGGAAGGAGTTGTACTCCGGCTATGACCAGGACCCCGCCTCCGTCCTGAAGACATTCTACGACGGCGCCTGTGATGAGATGGTCCTCCTGAAGGACATCGAGTTCTATTCCATGTGCGAACATCACATGCTTCCCTTCTCCGGCAAGGCGCACATCGCCTACATCCCCAGCGGGATGGTCGTGGGCATATCCAAGCTGGCTCGACTACTGGAAATCTTTTCCCGGCGACTACAAATCCAGGAGCGCATCGGTCAGCAGGTGACGGCGGCACTGATGGAACACCTCAGGCCGAAGGGCGCGGCTTGTGTCTTGGAGGCGCAACACCTGTGCATGACCTGCCGAGGAATCGGGAAACAACATTCAGTCATGGTCACGAGTAGCCTGCGTGGGGCCTTCCTCAAGAAACCGGAAGCCCGTGCAGAATTGATGGGTTTAATCCGGTAGGAACTTCTTTCACCGCAAACGACCGGGTATCTAATAATATGCGACGAACAACATCCAAGGCAAAGGTTGACTTGTTCCTGGACTCGGGAGCATTCAGTGCGTATACGCAAGGCGTTCAGGTCAGCATTGACGACTACATCGAGTTCATCAAGGAGCACGAAGGACTCATCGCCGCGTACGCGAACCTCGATGTAATCAACGACCCACAGGCAACACTCCGTAACCAGAAGCGGATGGAGAAGGCCGGACTGCATCCCATCCCCTGCTACCATCTGGGCGAACCGGTCAAGTTCCTGAAGGAGTACGTGTCCAAGTATGACTACATCGCTATGGGCGGCATGGTCAGGAAGGCGACCAGTGACGGGTTGAAGGTGAGTGACTCGAGCCGCCCGCTCGACCGCCTGTTCACCAAGTACATTTGTGACAAGGACGGGATGCCCAAGGTCAAGGTACATGGCTTTGGCCTGACGACATTGAAACTCATGCTCCGCTATCCATGGTACTCGGTTGACTCGACGAGTTGGGTCGTGGCGAGTCGGATGGGACAAATCTATGTCCCGCGATTTCGTAAGGGGAATTGGGTGTACAATGAAACTGCCTGGGTCATCACCATATCCAGTTCGGCAGGGCGCAAACGCAAGGGAAGTAGCCGACAACATTTCGTTTACATGACGGAGCATGAGCAGGAACAACTGCTGGCCTACCTGAAGTCGAAGGGGATGATGATGGGCAAGTCGGAGTTCCACAAGGAAGGCAAGGGCTACAAATTGAAGGCCGACGAGCAATGGGTCGGCAAGGCGGTCGATGGCAAACGTGTTGTGGAAAGGCGACTGGTCGACGGTGTCAGCAATTGCTACTGGCTCCGTGACGAAATCAATATCCTATTCTTCAAGGACCTGGAAAACCAAATGCCTGCCTGGCCGTGGCCGTTCAAGGCATCCACCACGGGGTTCAAGTTATGATGAAGGTGTATCACTCCGCGTTCGAGATGAACGAAGATTATGCCTCCCTACTGATGGGTCGGAAGGTCAGGATACTACAGTCATTCGCCGTAAGGGTGTGGGACGAGATACCATCCTACTGCAGTGGGATGTTCCTGGACTCTGGTGCATTCTCCGCCTACAATTCCGGCAACGAAATCAAACTGGATGATTATGTTTCCTTCCTTCATAAACGCGGTGATGAGTTCGAGGCATACGCCAACTTGGATGTCATCGGTAACGCCCCTGCCTCATGGAAGAATCAGTTGAGGATGGTCAAGCGTGGGCTGATGCCTATCCCCTGCTTTCACTACGGCGAACCTATCGAGTACTGGTATAGGTACCTCGACCGATTCGAGTACATCGCCCTGGGCGGCAGGACGGTCGCACGCACCCGGGAAAACTTGCGGCGCTGGTATGACCGATGCTGGAAGATTTTATCGGATACCAATCCGAAAGTCAAGGTACATGGTTTCGGCATGACCGATATGCTCGTCACGAAGATGTATCCCTGGTATTCGGTCGATTCCACCACTGCCGCACGGGCCGGACGTGTTGGCGTCCTGGTCCTACCACCGTGGGGACAGTTGCGGGTTTCGACCGGTATCAAGTCCTACTCCAAAGGCTCATCGGTTGTATCCCCCTCACAAATCAAGGCAGTAGAGAGGCGCCTCAAGGAGTTGTTCCCTGACCGCAGCATCAAGTGGAAGGACATCAGTGAGCCGACGAAGGATGCTTCCTACCTTCGTACTGTAATCAACGCGTTCGTAATCGAACGGGAACTGGAAGAGCATACACCATCCAAAGGAAGGACTGGTTTTGCACTGTGAAGATTTACCTGGCTACATGGTTGGAAGAACCGCGGCAGGGGCAGGTACTGACTCATACCAAGTACCGCCACCGGCTACTGAGTTACTGGCATATCAAGGACAAAAGTTCCATCCTCCCCACGTATATCCGAACCGGGATTAACAAACGATTCAAGAAGGAGAAGGAGAAATGAAAGTCAACCGGGAGCAATTGTGGCGCATGCTGACCATCGTACAACCTGGACTTGCATCGAAAGAAATCGTCGAACAATCCAGTTCGTTTATATTCCGCAAGGGATTTGTACACTCCTATAACGACCTGCTCTATGTCCAGGCACCACTGCCAACGAAGGGCCTGGAAGGCGCGGTGCCAGCCGAAGAACTGCTGACACTCCTTGACAGAATGGAAGATGATGAGGTCGAACTGGAAATGGGGAAGGGTGAACTCCTCATCAGCGGTAAACGAACCAAAGCAGGTGTGCGGATGGATGCAGAAGTCACGTTGCCCGTGGACAAGTTTATCAACTTGAAAGGTGCCTGGAAGAAAGTGCCGAAGGGATTGGTGGAAGGCCTGGCCACCAGTTATCAGTATGCGACGAATAGTTTGGCACGGCCTGAACTGACGGCCGTCCACGTCAAGGAAACATTTGTGGAGGCCTGTGATGGGTTCCAGATGGTACGCGTGCCATGCGGTAAGGTCAGTAAGGAACTCCTCATCCCGGCACATGTCATATCAGAACTGATTGAGTATCCGGTCACACAGTACATGGTAGGCAAGGATGGTTGGTTCCACCTTCGCACTGAAGAGAAGGTAGGAATCGGGACACGACAAACGAAAACGAATGACAAGTATCCTGACCTTGCCCCGTTCTTGAAACGTACGAAGGACATGAAGCAAGTCAGATTCCCGTCCACCTTGTTACAATCAGTCGAGCGGGCCAAGATATTTTCTATTGCCGAGTTCAAACAGGATGAACGCGTACTGGTAAAGTTCGCTGGTGGCAAACTTGTCATCAGGGCACAGAGCGAAAAAGGATGGGTAGAGGAAACGTTACGGACGCGGTTCAAGGACACCCTCCAATTCCAAGTACAACCCGAACTCCTCCTGATGGTTGTGGACAAGAGCAACGAAGTTCTCGTCGGTACCGACCGGATGCTCGTCCAACATGACGATGCTACCTACGCAATCAGTTTGTTCAAGGATGAGGATGAGTGATGGGAACCGGATTCTTCAAACTCCCGAAAAAGGCCAAGCGGCGCACCGGGACGAGGAAGGCCAGGACGCCACGGGCGGCTCGCCTGACCTGCGGCGAGTCATGCACACTCTTGACCGGATGCCACTCGCCGAAGATGCCTCACTACGGCAAAGGACGGCATCGACTGCTCATCATGGCCGAAGCCCCGGGTTCTGCCGAGGATGCCCAGGGGGTGCCCTTGGTGGGCGGTTCTGGGGCCCTCCTTCGGCAGATGATGAGGCGAGCCGGCCTCAATATGGATATGGACTGCTGGCGCACCAATGCCATCCGCTGCCGTCCGCCTAACAATCGGACGCCGACCGGACGGGAAATCAAAACCTGTAAGGAGTTTTGGTTGCGCGAAGTCCAAGAACTAAAACCCCGGGTCGTACTGCTGGTCGGCAATGTCGCGTTGACCGCCTGGATGGATGGCCGCTGGCGTAAGGAACTGGGAGGCATCAGTCGCTGGCGCGGCTATGCGGTTCCAGACTATGAGCGGGGATGTTGGTTCGTTGCCACCTACCATCCGGCGTTCCTCCTACGGCGTGGCAAGACCACCGACCCGGCAACCCTACAAGTCCAGGATGATATCAAGCTGGTGGCGCGGCTGGCAAAACAGAAATCACAGTTGCCGAAGATGATAGTGGCACAGGATTGTATCAAGCGACTGATGGAACCACGGGAAATCATCGAGTGCCTTCGTAGTATCAAAGCCGGCGACCGAATTACCATTGACTACGAAACGACCGGCATCAAACCCCACGCGGAGGGCCACCGCATTGTAACCTGTGCCGTCAGTCCATCGGTCGATGGTGCGTGGGCCTTCCCAATGAATGACGGCCGCGTTCAAAAAACAGTTGCCCGACTGATGGCAAATCCTGACATCGAAAAGATTGCAGCCAATATCGCGTTTGAGAATGAGTGGTCACGAGTCATCCTGGGCGTCGAGCCAAGGAACTGGATATGGGATACTGTTCTCGCGGCACACATCCTGGATAATCGACCGAATATTACATCAGTCAAGTTCCAGGCGGCTAGACGATGGGGAATCTTCGACTACAACAAAAGTGTGGCAAAGTTTCTGGAAAGCAAGGAGGATGGGGCGAACGCCTTTAATACCATCGACAAGGCACCGATGGACGACCTACTGCTTTACTGTGGTATGGATGCGTTGTTGGAACATCGCCTGGCTTATGCACAAATGAGGGAGTTGGAACGATGAAGCATAGTCGACTATCCGACTTCAATCATTTCATGTTGCAAGGGGTACGGACATTATCCGATGTAAGTAACTTCGGTATCCGTATTGACGAAGAATACCTCCAAACGCAACTACGTAGGACGCGCCGGAAGATGCACAGGGCACGCAGGGAAGTGATGGCCAGTAAGGGTGTACATAAGTGGAAGAAGCGATACGGCGATGACATGAATCTGGACTCCGGTCCACAGTTGACTGTGATTCTATTCAAGGAACTGGGTGTGAAGCCGGTCGACCATACGAAGAAAGGCAATCCGAGAGTCGACGCCGCCAGCTTGCAAGTGCTGGCCAAGGAGGTTCCCTTCCTCGCCGACCTACTCAAGATGCGGAAGCATCAGAAGTCAATCCAGTACCTGGTACAAATCGAACGGGAGATGGTCGACGGATTCATCCATCCACACTTTCCCCTGAACTTTGTCCGCACGTATCGGTCATCGGCCAGCAATCCGAGTTTCCAGAACATGCCCATCCGTGACAAGGAACAGGGGCGCACCATCCGGCGATGTTTCATCCCACGTAAAGGGCGGCAATTCCTCGAAAGCGACTACGATGGAGCCGAAGTGCGTGTAGCGACTTGCTATCACCATGACCCGTTGATGCTGGATTACATTAAGGACCCGACGAAGGACTTACATCGTGATGAGGCGGCGAACTGCTACATCCTTCCATTGGAGGAAATGACTTCCGACATCCGATACTGTGGTAAGAATAAGTTTGTATTCCCACAGTTCTATGGTTCGTACTACGAAGATTGTGCACCGGAACTATGGAACGCGATTGAGTTGATGGACTTGAAAAGCAAAAGTGGAGTCCCATTGAAGAAGCACTTGATGAAAAAAGGAATTAGGAACCTGATAGACTTCACAAAGCATATTGCAAAAGTTGAAGCCAACTTCTGGCGGCGGTTCAGGGTATATGACCAATGGAGGCGGGACTGGTACGCCCAATATTTGAAGCGGGGGTTCATCGAAGGCAAAACCGGGTTTCGTTGTTCCAATCTGATGAGCAGGAATGACTGTATCAACTACCCGGTGCAGGGGGCGGCGTTCCATTGCTTGCTCTGGTCGCTGATTCACATCCATGCTGGACTGAGGTCGAGGGGCCTACCGCGTTGCATCGTCGGGCAAATCCATGACTCAATCGTGATGGACGTGCGACCGAGGCACATACCAGAAATTGTTGGAATATTGGAACAGGTGATGACCGAGGACATCCGTAAGGCATGGTCGTGGATTATTACACCACTGGAAATCGAAGTCGAGCTGTCACCGCCGGGAGAATCTTGGCACGCGAAAGAGAAATTCAGTATGGAGGGAGGATGATGAGCGATAGCGATACGCCGAGAACGGATGCCATGCTTATTAAAAGGAGAGACGGAATGAAACCTGCATCATGGTGGACGCCGGAGCGCAGGGAAATCTGCGAGAGGTTGAAGGAGAATGAAAGAGCAAGAATGTTTCTGTCAGATGAAGAGGTGGATGTTCTACGCCACAGTCAAACGGTATCTTATTGCAAGACAGTAAAACATTTTTCGCTTTGCGAGAGAACAGAACGTCCAGAAGGTATCTACCGCATCGCGCCCGACTTCCAGCCACCCGATGAGTGTGAGCAATCTGACACGCCGAGGGGTCATGACGCTCCTGCCCGTTGTCTGGGATATACTTGCGGCAACCCCACCGATGGCTATGACTATGACTGCGAGCATGAATTTTCTGGGGATATCAGTTGTGAAGAATGTAGATTTGGGCCACTTAACCCTTTGGGAATAGACCCACGATTCCCGCTGGATAAGCAACCAAAGGAGCACACCGATGCCTGACCAGTTGAAGCCAGAAAGCATTGCGAACGCCAGCCTTGAGGCGCGTGCTGAAACAACCAACAACGGAGGACCGGGCGATGAGTGATGGACAGACCAAGACGGATGGGTCGGGCGCGGACCTTAGCACGTCGCCTCCGAGGCTTTGTCCGGCGAAGCTGCGGGCGGCGCGTGAGGTTTGCCCTGCATGTGGCAGGAAGGGGCTTGGGTACGCCGGTCATGCCCATGCCTTAGGATGGAAGGACTACGACCGTGCATCGTGTCGGTATTGTCACAAGACGTTCAGACTAAAATCGCCGAACGCCGGAGGTGACTGTCGATGAAATGCGCGACATGCGGAACCGAGTTGACAACGGCAGACGCGCCGGGGTCGTGGCAGTGCTTTGGATGCAGGGAGGCGGCGTACAGTCCACCTCCTTGTTCGGTCCCTAGCATTTCTTTGTTGGCCGCTTCCGTGGCCCTCAAGGAGTACCTCGAAAGCCCGGCCTGTACGGTCCCCGGATTCGATATACCGGATGAGATATGGATGCCGTTTGCAGACGCCGTGGAAGCCGAAGACGAGAAGGCCAACAATGGCATGGGCGGTGGGACGTCCGCCCCATGCCGCGTTGGAGAGGAGGTGAGCGATGAGTGACCAGTTGAAGCCTAATACATTCAAAGACATCTTTGATTGGGCGGAAAAACAACCAGACTATCATAAGGAAGGTGAAGCCGTAAGAATTGCGGAAAAAGCCTACCGAGCCGGAGAAGCCGCCGCCATCGAGCGGTGCGTCAGGGAAATCGAAAAGGGTTGTGCAGAATGTCGAACTAACGGAGCAAACGAGTGTGATAGTTGTTTTATACCTAAAGTCATCGCCCGAATCAAGGGAGAAGAAAAGGAATGAGCCTATATAACAAGTATCGACCACAGTCGCTCGAGGAGATGATGGGCAATCGCGACACGCTTGCTGCCCTGGAGGCTACGTTGAGCAAGCCAGATATCCCCCACGCCTTCCTGATGACCGGCCCGAGCGGCACCGGCAAGACCACCGCCGCGAGAATCGTCCGGCGTGAGTTGGGCTGTGGCAACCTGGACTATAAGGAAATTGATAGTGCGGACTTCCGTGGTGTCGATACCATCCGTGATATCCGGCACAACTCCCAGCTGAGTCCGGTGGAAGGCAAAGTCCGTGTATGGTTGTTGGATGAGTGCCACCAGTTGACCAAGGACGCCCAGAATGCCTTACTGAAGGCACTGGAGGACCCACCATCCCATTGTTACTTCATCCTGGCCACGACTGACCCGGATAAACTCCTCCCTACCATTCGCACCCGCTGCACTGAATTTTCTTGGTCACCCCTGCCCCGACGTCGGATGGAGCGGCTACTGCGCGAGGTGGCCCATAGTGAGGGCAAGGACTTGCCGGAGGAGGTGGCACGACAAGTCGCCACCGATGCGATGGGCTCGGCTCGCCAGGCACTGGTGGTACTGGAAAAGATAATCGACCTTCCTCCCAAGCGGATGTTGAAGACAGCGGCGCGGCAGGCGGAGAGGGCTAACCAAGTCATCGAACTCTGCCGCGCCCTTTTCAAACGGGCACCATGGAAAACAATTGCCACCATACTCAACGGGCTTCAAAAGGAGGACCCGGAGAAAACACGCCGGGCAATTATGGGCTACTGCCGCACGGTCGTTCTTAACAATGACAAACTCGACCCACAGGCCGCCTTTGTCATGTCAGTATTCAAAGAAAATGTTTACGACAGCGGTTTCGATGGGCTCGTAGGATTATGCACCGAGGTCTATTCAGAAATGCCGGATTGACCGGTATCTATATATAATCCAGAAGAGGAGGAAGAACAATGAACGTGAAGGACAGCATTGCCATCAATGCGAGCGCACTCGATGTCGAGTGGGTGAACCAGCCAGCCCTGATGGGTGAGTGGTGCGAGAAACTGGCAGACGCCAAGGCGGAAGTCGACCGCGCCAAGGAACGTCGTGACATCGTCATGGCCGAACTCGACAAGGAGATGCGACTGAAGCCGGAGAAGTTCGGTCTGGAAAAGGTGACCGAATCTGCACTCTCCAACGCAATCAAACTGGAAGAGCGATTCCTTGCCGCCAATGAGGAAGTCATCGAGGCGACCCACGAGGTCGATACCATCAACGCGGTCGTCCGTGCCCTCGACCACAAGAAGAAGGCACTGGAGATGTTGGTCCAGCTTCATGGCCAGCAATACTTCGCAGGCCCCTCGACCCCTCGTGACCTGAACGAGGAGTTGTTGGAGAATCAACGACGAAGTGGAGTGAGAAAGGGAGTACGCAAGCGAATGAGGAGGAGGTAATATGAATCTACTCGGCTGGATATTACTGGTACTGATGGGACTTTTTATCCTCCCGGTATTGGCTTATATTCTAGCCAAAGTAATCACGGCGGCAGTGATTATCACCAAGCGACAGATGAAAGAAATGCAACAACCAGATTTAAGGAGTATGGACGATGGTAAAGAAGAGGACGAGTAAGAAACAGCGCCAGAGCAGTATGGCGAAGAAGGCGCGTGAACGGGCCGAACGCAACGCAAGTCGTGGCGGCGGCAGTAACTACATCAACGCCCAAGAAGGAACGGCATTCTGGCGACCGAAGGCCGGACGCAACAACATCGACATCGTTCCCTATAAGGTGTCGGTCAGTAATCATCCCGAAGTCAAGAAGGGTGAGTTGTGGTACCAGCGGACCATCCTCGTCCACTTCGGCATTGGTGTCGACGAGTCGGCCTACCTCTGCCCGAAAACTGTCGGAAAACCGTGCCCGATTTGCAAGGCGAGGAGTGAGATGCAGCGTCGTTCGGACGCAGACGAAGATGCTATCAAGGCACTCCGTCCCAAGGAACGCGAACTGTTCAATGTCATCGACGTGGATGACCCGGACAAGGGTGTCCAGTTATGGGAGGTGAGTACTTACCTATTCGGTCGCAAGCTGGAAGAGGAACTCCGCAATCTGGACGAGGATGATGACGCGTATGGGTTCGCCGAACTCAGCGGTGGTAAAACCCTCCGCCTGCGATTCACGGAGGAATCGCTCGGCACCAGGTCATATTTGGAGTGCACCCGAATCGACTTCAAGGACCGCGACGAGGAGCACGGCGAGGAAATCCTTGACGAGTCCCAGGACCTCGATGAACTGCTGAACGTCCTTCCCTACGACAAGCTGGAGGCAATATTCCTTGGCGAAAGCAACGAGGCCGAGGAAGAGGAGGAAGCCGAGGAGGAAGCCGAGGAGGAAGAGGAATCCGAAGAAGAGGAGGAGGAATCGCGCCGCACTCGCAAGAAGAGGCGTCCGGCCCATGACGAGGACGAGGAAGAGGACGAGGAAGAGGACGAGGAAGAGGAAGAGGACGAGGACGAGGAAGAGGAAGAGGACGAGGACGAGGAAGAGGAAGAGGACGAGGAAGAGGAAGAGGAACCGCCGAAGAAGAAAAAGAAGTCCCGTCGGACGAAGGGTGGTGAAGGCCAGTGTCCCCACGGAGGCAACTTTGGCCATGATTGCAACGAGCTAGGCCAGTGCGACGATTGCAGTGTCTGGGAGGCCTGCCAGGATGAGCAGGACCGGCTTAATGAGAAGAAAACAAAAACCAAGAAACGCAAGCGCAGGTAGTCTCATCGGTCGCCGGGGCGTCACCTCCTCTGGTGGGTTGGGTGGCTCCCCACTTAACAAATGATGCCTCGGCGACCTCTTTACTGAAAGGCGAGTCATGGCACGTCGAACTACCAAACCGAAGTTGTCCAAGCAAATCAGGCGGGACCTGAAAGCCAGGACAGTCAAGGAAGATGATTCACCACCCGGGTTCATCCCCACCGGTTCCACCTTGTTGAACCTTGCCCTGTCCAACCGCGTCGATGGTGGTTGGCCGCTGGGCAAGATTGTCAATCTCATCGGTGATAGTTCCAGTGGGAAGACGTTACTGGCATTGACCGCGTTCGCGGAGATGGCCCACGACGAGAAGTTCGACGACTATAATCTCATCTATGATGACGCAGAGCAGGCACTGGAGTTCAATCTGCCCCATTTGTTCGGGGAGGCAACCGCAAGTCGGATACGGCCGCCTGCTACCGGACTGGATGATAGTCCACTTTATAGTGACACGGTACAGGACTTCCATGCCAACTTGGATGCCGAGCTTAACAGTGAAATCCCGCTGTTGTATGTACTTGATTCCTTTGACGCATTGACCAGTGACGAGGAAATCGAAAAAGTCCAAACACAGATGAAAGCGAGGCGCGAAGGAACCAAAGCCGCTGGGGACATGGGAATGTCCAAGCCAAAGAAGTCCAGCCAGTTACTGCGGATGATAAAAGGAAAACTCAAAGGAACCCGCTCATGCCTCATCGTCATCAGTCAAACGCGGGATAACATCAATCCTATGACCTTCGCCAAGAAACGGCGTAGTGGAGGGCGTGCACTGCAATTCTATTCCACACATGAAATATGGACGGCGGTCGGCAAGAAGATGAAATTGAAAGTCAGTGGCAAGTCCCACAGCATTGGACTCAGTGCCATCGTCAAGATAACGAAGAACAAAGTTACGGGTCGCCACTCCCAGATTGAAATCCCGTTGTTGTATGACTATGGTGTGGATGACAATACGAGCATGATTGACTTCCTGCTGGAGTACAAGAAGGTAAGAAAGCGGCGCGGGAAAATCGTACTGGAAGGCAAGAGCGGGACGACAGCGGCCCTGGTCAAACTGATGGAGAAGGACAAACACTTTTACCGCCGCGTCCGTCGACTCGTCGGCAAGACCTGGAAAGAGATAGACGAAGCACTTAAACCCAAACGCAGAAGGAGATATGAGTGATGACCCACAAAGAGCCGCATCCGATGGCTGGCAAAACAGTTCGCATCAAAAAAGAAGCCAAACACTTTCAGGTTCCTGATTTTGGCGGCAGTGAATTTGTCGTAGAGGATTGGTGGGACAGAGTCTCTGGTCAATCCTGGATGGTTTGCGACGGCAACCCTGCTTGCATGGTTTATGCAATGCGCAGTGCTGGCCAGACACCAATCGACAACGAGGTCGTTTATGGCAAGATAGGATTGCTCGGTCATCTAGTGCACACCCAGGAGATTGAGGCATGACCAAGGGAGCCCACAAAGGCAGTTCGTTCGAGCGGAAGATTTGCCGCCAACTTTCCTGGTGGTGGTCGGACAACGAGCACGACGACATCTTCTGGCGCACCGCCGGGTCGGGCGGCATGGCCACACGTCGGCGTCGTCGCACCGCCAACCAATACGGCGATGTGCAGGCAACCGACCCGGTGGGCCAACCGCTTATTGACGCCTGTGTTATCGAACTCAAGTGCGGCTACGGCAAATGGTCATTCCTTGACCAGTTGGACTACGGCAAGAACATGAAGGACGAAGCAACGGTTGGCTCCTTCATCCGACAAGTGGAAGAGGAAAGGGAACGGGCGGGCAGTCCCTTCGGAATCATCATTGCCAAGCGGGACCAGCGGGTGCCCGTAATGATTTACCCCAAGTCCCTCAATGACAAGCTCAAGGAGCATTTTGGCGACGGCAATGTTTTCGTGAACGTGGCCGAAGGCTTTTGTGGCGGACGCATGAGGGATTGGAAGGAGGTCTGGTTCGCCGTGCGCCTGACCAGCTGGCTGGACTGGGTTGACCCCGACTTCTTCAAGAAGCGATGGTGGGAGGGGGAAGCCTCGAAGAATGTTGCAAAGGTCCTTACCGTCGAACCGAAGCCGGGCGACGTGGTTGTAATCAAGCGAAGGCGAAGGAGAAGGACCACACCAAGATAACCAACAGAGGAGGAACCGCAATGGTCAGCAGACTCGGAGACATCCTGGACGGAGCGGCGAAGGGGAACAAGCCCGACGAGGAACAGGAACTGACGCCCGCGCAGAAGTGGTTGCGGGGACTTGACGAGCAGGTGCCGGACGATGTTGCCCTCGTCTCCTTCACCAAGGACGGGCTCGGCCTCCATCTGCCGTCCAAGGTGCCGGAAGGCCCGCTCGGCCCGCACACGATATTTGCCTTGACTTGGTTCGCGGGAATCACCGAGGACCAGGAGTTCAAGGAGCGGGAGGCGACGGAGGTGGCGAAGTACGGGAAGAAGATGGCGGAGCGGAAAGCCCCCCTGCTTCTGATGATGAAGATGGCCGTGGCGATTAGCTCCGCACCGGACGCATCGCCCGAAGTCAAGGCCAAGGTCGAGGAGCTGAAGGCCAAGATGAGGGACAAGGGCGTCGACCTGGACAAGATGCTGTGACCATCCGCACCATCCAACTCAAGAACTTCCAGTCTCACAAGGATACGCGGCTCGACCTCGCTCCCGGCGTCAACGTCGTCGTCGGGCGCAGTGACAGTGGAAAAACTGCAATCCTACGGGCACTGGAGTGGGTGCGGACGAACCGCCCTGTTGGGGATGCCTTCCGCTCACACTGGGGAGGGGGTACCCATATTGCAGTGGAACTGGATGACGGGGCAATAATAAGCCGCACCAAGAAGGACAAACTCAACATCTACGGTGCGGATAATGTTGACTTCAAAGCCATCGGTCAAGGGGTACCGGAAGACATCATCAAGTTACTGGGACTGACCGATATCAACATCCAGCACCAACATGACCCGCCATTCCTGCTTACCCTGTCCCCCGGCCAGGTGGCGCGGGAGCTGAACCGCTTCGCCGACCTGGACAGAATCGACGACCTGCTCTCCACACTTTCCTCCCGACTATTGGAGGCCCGGCGTACCGCCGACCACTATGGATATGAGGCGGAACGGATGAAGGAGGAGGCGGAGCCACTCGACAAAGTCCTGCCACAATTGGATGTGCTGTTCGCCACGGCCTCCTCATTGACTGCAAAGATGGATAAAGGACTGGCCAGGATTACGGCATTGGAGGGCATCCTGGAGGAAGCTGAGGGGATGCCATCGGCGCGGGAGCTTCGAGCGCGTGAGGGCGTAGTGGCGAAAGTGGAGGGGATGATAATCGGGATACGACAAACCTCCGCGCAGTATACCAGGGAGTTATCCCAGTCCAAGGAGTTGACTCGCCTGCTGACCAGACTCGAGGACCTGGACGAGGACATCCAGGAGCACAAATCAAATATCAAGTCACTCGAAGCCAAGTGTCCTGCAGTTTGTCCAACATGCGGTAGACCGTGGCGAAGGAGAACTACATGAACCATCTTTTTGTCGCCGACCTGCACCTCCGCGACACGCCCCCGCCCTGCCGCACCGACGACTTTATGGCGGCGCAATGGCGCAAGCTGGACTGGTTGATGAACCGGCCCGAGGTCAAGGTAATCGCCGGGGACATCTTCGACCGCTGGACCGGGGCGAGCGACATCCGCCGCGCCATGCCGTTCATCTACGACTGCGCCATCCACTTCCGCAACTCGTCCACGCCTGTCCTGGTCGTGGCGGGACAGCACGACCTGCCCAACCACCGGTTCGACGCCCTGTCAGACTCCGCGCTGGCGTTGCTGATTGAACTGTGTCCTAGCCATGATGGCGGGGGAGGTGTACGACTGTTAAGTAAGGAGCCAATTACTTGCGGCGGCGTGGACTTCTACGGGGCGAGCTGGGGAGAACCCATCCCCAAACCGAAAAACACTCCACATACCAAAGTCCTCGTCATGCACGAACTGGTATGGCCGGGACGTCGTCCGCCGTTCCCAGGTGCGGAGGGCTTCCCAGCCAAGGAACTGCTTAATCAGTTGGGGGCAAAGTACGACCTCATCGTGACCGGGGACAATCACCAGACCTTTCACAAGCAGGCCCACGGACGATGGCTTGTCAACCCCGGCGCGTTCACGCGGCAGAAGGCCGACCAGGTAGACCACGAACCGACAGCCTTCCTGTGGGACAGCGACGACCAACACATCGCCACGGCCATCACCATCCCCCATGAGAAGGGCGTGGTCAGCCGTGAACACATTGAGGAGCGGGAAGGCCATGACCAGCGTATGAGTGCCTTCATCGACCGGCTCGGCAATCCTGATGTCGCAATCGGTTCCACGTTCGAGGACAACTTGCGGAAGTACCTCGAAACACATAAGGTCAATAAACGAGTCCAAAACATAATCGAGAAAGTGATGGAAGAGTGTAGATGACTACCGACCTCCAAGATATCGAAGAACAACTCGACAGGGAAAAAACCGCCTTGCAGCGTGCTACCGGCCAACGCGAGGCCGTCCTCGAACAGATGAAGGAGTTAGGAGTGTCCAGTGCCAAACAGGCCCGTATCAAACTCCGTAAGGAAGAAAGGCGGTTCGCCAAGGTACGGAGGCAACTCGATGAAGCAATGACCGAACTGAAAGAACTGTTGGATGGACTCCCTACATGAACTTAAGGCACGGCTCGACCGCCTACACGGTCGCCGGGATGAACTCGAACGGCAATACAAGGACCACCTCCGAACAGAAAGGCAGTTCAAGCGGACGGCCGAAGCATGTGAGGAGGCACTTGCCATAGTTCGGACAGTCGCCTTGGAAACCCAACGACAACTCGAGTTCCACCTATCCGAATTATCTAGCCTCGCACTGGCCGAGGTTTTTGGTGACGGGGCATATCGACTCCGGGTAGAGTTCAAGGAGCGCCGGGGCCGTACCGAGTGCGACATCGTATTTAAGCGAGGACGGCGGCAAGGACCGCAATTACATCCCTTATCCGCATCAGGGGGCGGGGCCGTGGATGTAGCGGCGTTTGCCTTGCGGTTAACCCTCTGGACTCTGGAAGAATCCGCGCCCGTGATGATTATGGATGAGCCTTTCCGATTCGTATCCCCAGACCTCCGTCCCAAGGCGGCAGCGTTGGTCAAGCAGTTATCCGAGCGGCTGGGTATTCAGTTTGTCATCGTCACCAATGATGAACGTCTGGGTGGTTGTGCTGACAAAGTTTTCAAGGTGACCAAGGAACGGAAAATCAGTAAAGTGGAGGAGGTGTGAGATGGAAGGTTGGTTATACGCTGAAGAGTTTTTGTACTGGTTAGACTTGCTCGATGACTATGAGACAATCGACGTGCTGTTTGAAAATCAAGACGACCTACCCTGGGAGGAATCCATGCCGTGAGAAGGACGAAAAGGCCTGACGGTTCACCGGTCAAGAAAGACCGTCACTGGATTGCCCAGTGGAATCGTTGTCACCCCTACGTCCTTGATGAAGAATGCCTCAAATTGCTTCTTTGTGCTCTTCGCAATCTGCCTCGGATACTTCTGTGCCGCTTGCCTCGTCGGCGGCAGAAGCACGGGAAGTCGGCAGACCAAACACCTTACGGCCCTTGAACTCCTCCTGCTTGCCGGGATGCCATTCGGATACGGGTCGATGGTAACCGACCACCCTACTGTATACTTCCGTCTTCAGTCCGCACTTACTCATCTGCTTCTCCCACTAACCATTTGTTGAACAGTTCACGAAACTCCGCAACATGGTTGACCGCCTCTTCCTCTGCCTTCTCACCATCCTTTGGGTTATCCATATTCCAGCTATGTTTCAATCGCACCGGGTCAAACATCCTGAACGATGCCAGTCCGAGTTCCTTTGCCCAGAACGGACTACCCATCTCATTCCCCCCCGTCAGCATTTCCACCAATGGCTTTGCCCAGCTGAGATATCCCCAGCCGGCTACCTCGTGTGGCGTATACTTCCCGGTTTCCCGGTGGCCCGTGCCAATGACGAATACGTCCATCTCGGAAAACTGGATACCCAACTTATCCTTAATGGCACAACAAGTTGTCACGATGGGGATGTTTTCCAGGAGGCCACCGTCGATGTAGGCATGGCCGTTGATATCCATCGGCGGGAAGTAAGTTGGTGCCGCACTCGTGGCGCGTCCGACCATCCATGCTTCGAGGGCCAAGTCCTGCGGCGATATGTTATCCCATACCTTTGGTTTGCCACCGGTAAAGTCGATGGATGGGATGACTACCTTGCCTCGCAGGTCGGACAACTTATCAGGAAGGGTGTCCTGTAATGCTGCCTCCAACGCGTCCGGCGAATACTTGGGGCCTGGGACAAGGCGACTCCAGAATGACCGATGGAAAACCGAACTCATCATTTGTCGGAAAGACCCCAATACAGTGAGTGGATGGGTCTCTGACGCATACATCATGGATAGGATACCACCGATGGACGTCCCGCCGAATACGCCTACCTTACGAAGGCCGCCGTCGATATCGGCCAGTAGACGCGCCGGGATGATACCGAATACGCCACCCCCTGCAATAATGAGGACTTTCACTGGGAATCTTCCTCAGTGGGTTCCACTGTAAGGACCGTTTCAGTAGCCGGCCCTGCCTTGATATCGAGTAACCACGGAATCTTCAATACCGATTGTGGTTGGCGTTCCAGTTTGAGGACACTATCCTGCCCTATGGGGTAAACGATAATCTCCTCGGCGAACATTGGACGCCCACTCAATATCTCGTAGGTCATAGCAGTTATCTGTGCGCCTTGTCCTCGCGCCATCGGGATAATCGTCACTGCTGAATAACCACCAATGACGTCCACCTTACCAGGGTTCTGTGCATCGAATGGACAACCTGTCACCTTGATTCCCATTGAGGAGACTCGGATTCCATTCAGGTTGGTGGACGAGCATCCACACAACAGCAACAGCACAAACACGGTAGCAATGAGCACCATCACTACCAACAGCCAATCCCGCTTCGCTACTTCATAACCGTACATGACTTCCTCCTATCTCCTGAACGACTTTGATAAACCGCCTGGGAAATTGACCAGAGTGTAAAGTACGCCACCTGATGAGTAATCATAAGTGGTGCAGTCCTTGCCACTGTTGGTTCCATCGGACAACCAACCATAAAGACCACTGCCACGGTCGCCAACCGGCCAACCGGTATCGAATGTTATCACGTTGGAACAATTGAAGTTTGTGCCGTTACCGGAGGCATTTGGCTGTGACATATAAAACACATGACAGGATGTGGCCCATCCTGTTCCCGTGTTGTTGTTTGCCTGTGAGTTGTGGACTGAACCAAACAGACAATTGCCCGGAACGGCATAAAATCCATTCTGGTTATTGTCAAACGAGCACGAGTTGACCGTGAATATATCCGACCAGAGTGTTGCACCATAGCCGCTTGCATACTGTGTGACATCGGTATCCCACAATTGTAATATGCCACCATGAGATGTTTGTATCCCGGCCAGCCCACCCGCACCAGGACCGGTAAGTGTGGACTTGGATATGAGTAGATAGGCCGAGTTGCCAACATATACCCCTCTCGTAGCCGTTGTAACCGTCACCGCATCAAGGCTCACCCTCCCCATGCCCGACAAGAAAAATCCATAGGAGTTGACATCAACTTCCCAATACCGCACATAAAGGTTGCCATCTCCCCGCATGGAATTGCTGACCGCTTCACGGGAACTAGCAACAATCCCAGAGGTAAAACGGTCACTGCCGTTTGCCACTATCTTGAACTTGCCCGAGTCACCCAAGAGGGCGGCCCAGACACTCTTACTTGCATCGATGGCCGCATAAATCGTTGCACCCGATTCCGGTTGGATGGCAACATAGTTCACCGGGCATGAGCCGCCGGACGAAACATAAACCAACTCACAAAACATAGGCAACACGACGGACTTGCTGAAGTAATAGTTGCCCCTCGCCACCTGCAATCTCACACAACCAATAATGGGGGTGACTGACTCATTGGGATAAGTGGTGGCAGGTGTGGTACCACCCAGCAAGGAACAAAAATCTTCTTCATCCGCCGTACCATCACAAACCACATCGGCATTGTTCTTGTCATAGGTGGAACTGTCGGAAGCGGCAATCCGTTTTATCTGCCACGATATCCCGCCCGGCTCCTGCGGAGTTTTGAAACGGCGACGATGGAAACCAGGCCCTGCACCTTGTTCCACTTCCCGCACTGCCGCAATAATCCGTTTGACCCCACGCTCATCAAACCCATACGCTTCCGTCATGGTTTCCTCCTATTCATCTTCAGGCAGATTCAGTGACGACCAATCTGCCGCCAGATAAGTTTGGAACATCCGATAGACTGGACTCGACTTTGACCCAATACCACCACTGCCATTGAGTACCATCGGCTCCGTGATTTGTTTTGCTGGTGAACCCTTGTCCAGAATCGGATACCAGTCCTGCGTACCGCCACCTGACTGCAAGTAGTAATATCCAGCATCGAGCACTTGCCGGATATGGGTGACCTCACGAATCTCAATGTCATAAGTAACCGCCCAGTATGCGTCACCATCTTTGTCCCACATCTTCTGTGCGGTGATACCACGCATCCGGCCTTGGAACTTCGTAAACTCGACCCCCGCAATCTTGTTACTACCGGTATGGTCAATGGAGTTGATGGTGTTACGATATGCCTTGATATTGTCCGGGTCGAAGTCGGTCGTCGTTTCGTTGCGCTGAATCGTGATGACGAGATTCTGGTCTTCCTGGACGACTGGCGGGTCGAATGGTTTGCCGACCGAGTTGAATACCGGAGTGAGCGGTTCACCGGACGTGACGGGGGTCAAGGAATCAGGACCTGAACCAGATGAACCGTCGTTGGTCCCGTCCTGATATGCTTTCTCAACTACACGCGTATATTGTGCGGCACTGAACGTGATGACCGGTGGTAGGTCAGTTGGGTGTGGGTCACTGCCCCCTCCACCTCCACCCCCGCCTTCATTCGAGTATCTGACCTCAACAAGCCAGGTCAGCTTGTCATCATCGTCGACCAGTTTGACATCACGGTCTCTGACGAAGATGCCGGAGTCATTCGGGTGGGCGTCGTTATTCTGTGGGATGTTGGAGTCCGCAAGGATTACCTTGATTACATCGGTATCCATGCTTTCCAGTTGAACGAGGAAGACACGAACGGTGGAACGACTGTCCGTCGTATCATCACCCTTTATCCCACGGAATAGTTCATTGACTGTATCAACAACAGTGGCCATGATATCCTCCTACTATGGAAACGATACGACGTTCAATCTGCCTTGTGACCGTATCTCATCTTTAATATCTTCCGTATTGTCTGCTGTGGCCTTGGTATGCTTCTCGATGTTCCGGTCAGTCGTGCCGGCTTTCAAAACCATCGAGTATGCGGCAACTGTCCCCTTCTCGGCGGCTGCGGCAAACTGTGGCCCCCTGGCAAACTCCCTCCTCGTTTCAGCGGACTGCATCTTCTGCAAGTCAACCAGTCGTGATGCCAACCTCGCCCTGTCCCGTTCCACCTTGATGGCTTCTACCGGGTCGGTTATGCCCTTCAACTTCTTTTCGAGGTCCAGACGCTTCTCGATGAGGAAGTTTATCTTCCCCTGGGTATCCAACTGTTTGAACTCGGCTTCCTCACGCAAGCGGAATACCTCCGCCTCAATGCGCCAGAACTTGTCCTGCTGTGCTTGCTGTTCCTTGGTCAGTGCCTCAATTTCCGGTAGTGGTAACTCCGGTTTCATCGCGGCAATAAAGGAACCGGTCTCTGCCATCGACGCACCTTGAACCCAGTCATTGAGTCGCTCCATCCTTTTCTGGTGCATCTTCTCACCAAACGAATCACGCTGGCGGTCTATTTCATTAAGTTGTTCGCGCAACTTGTCTGCACCGAAGAACCACTTTGCGAAATAGTCCGAGAGCCCTGCAAACTCACCCCACCACTTACCGGCAAACCAACCGACTGCTGCTACCAACGCAACGAGTGCGGCCTTAAGGGCAACCACCGCTATCCCCAATGTCTTGACGGCAGTCACAACTCCACCGACCGCCCACGCCACTCCCTTCCACGAGGCGGTTACAATCGTTGGGACTTTCAATACCTTCATGGTACCGCCCAGGACCGTTAGTGCGGCGGTCATCGCCGTGAGCCGGCCAATGAAGATGAGAGTGGGTTGGTCAAGATTTTCAAAGGCCTTCCCTAGTGCGTCGACCTTTTCAATCATTGACGGAAGTAAGTCGTGGGCAACAGGCGCCAGCCCCCTCCCGATACGAATCATGGTAGTACCAATGGTCGTCTTCAACTGCTCAAACTGGAAGCCCAGACTCTTCGTCTGTTCAACCAAGGCATTCTCTGTAGCACCGGCGCGTTCGGCGACTTGAGTTCCCCATATCAAGTCTTTAGCAAATTCCCTGCCCTCGCCTCGAGCGATGGACGCGACCGCCTTGAACGCGCGAAGCTGGAAGCCCAAGTCCATGATGGCCTTCGCATCCCCATTCGTCGCCTTCAGGATGACATTGAGCACAGTCCCAAGGCCAGCCGTCTCTGCGGCCATCTTCGCCGAATCGTAGCCGGCGGCTTGGAATACCTTGTCCAATTCCTCACCACCTTCGACAAGTTTCAAGAGGAACCGGTTAAGGGCAGTGAACGCCTCGGCGCCTCGAATACCACCACGGGTCATCGTGGCGACTGCCGCCGCTACCTCACCGAACTCAACCCCGGCCAAAGCGGCTGATGCCACCGCAGTACCTGAATGCTGTGCCAACTCATCGAAGGTAATCACACCCTTCTCAACCGTCTTGAAGAGGATGTCCGACACATCAGCCGCCTCACTCGCCTCCTTGCCATACGCATTAAGGATTGCCGTGATGGCCCTGGCGGCAGTAGCAGTATCCGACACACCGGCACGGCCTGCCTTCGACGCCGCCTCCAACACCTTCAAGCCCTGCGCTCCGGTGAACGACGCGGAGTTGATATCGTACAGTGCCCTGGCCGTATCCGTGGCCGGTTTGGCAAATCGTTGTGACATTTCCAATACGGCATCACTGGAGCGCCGGAACTGATTTTCAGATTCCTTGGCGATTACATTGACGTTACGCATCGCCGAGTCAAAGTCACCAAACTTCTTCAAGGCGATAGCACCGATGCCAGAGACCACTGCACCAAGTTTCAGCAGATTGCCTGTGACGGTTTTCAGTTTACCGGATGCTCGGTCATGGACATCCATGGTCGCGATTATTGAAGCAACTGTAGTGGCCATCTGCTATCTCCGTTTCCGTTTTCTCAATTTCCCGTCCTTGGTAAATGTCATCTTACGCCACAGCTCGGCCTTCATCCGCAGTTCTTTTTGTGACACTCTGACCTGTTGGCGTGGCGCAAACTGTAAGGTGCAGTCGGCTATGGACAATCTCTTGCCTCGCTTCGCCCACAGCCCCATCATTAAGTTTGCCAGAAGGCAGGTCATGGCACCGAAGCGCAAGTCCTCGCGCTCCAGCGTACTCGGTCCATCTATGAGTTCCATAGCCATCCATCCGGCAAACTCCCGGCTGTCGATTTTCTGTTGGGCCTCCTTGACGCTCATCCCTAATCGGGCGGCGAGCCGGAACCACTGCTGGCGTTCCGGCAGCCTCCTCAGTTTCCCGCTATTTCCTCCAGTTGTTGCTGACCGATTGCATTGACGCGCAGTGCCTCCTGAAACAGAAAGTCAATCGCCGCACCATTCTTCTTGTTCAGTTCGGCGATATCGTCCTCCGTGAATAAAGGTTTGCTGTCCTCGTCCACTACGGTCAGGACAATCAGCAAGGCCTTCATCCCCTCGTAGTTGATGGTTCCGGTACCGGTTCGTCGCCTGCACTCCTCCTCGAAGTGGTCACGATTCTCCCCGGTCATTACGCGGACGAAAACATCCCCTCCCCACTGTTTGACATGGACTTGCTCCTTTTGCGAGTCATCGGCGTTGAGGATGTCATCCCTGGTTAGGTTGATTCCATTGGCAGGCATTGGTTAGTCCTCCCTTTTCCTTTTGTTACGGTTATGCGCTGGCCGCGGTGACCGACAGGTCGCCACTGCACTTCAGCGTTGCGGATGCCGTCATCTTCTCCTCCAACGGCGCAGTCGGCTCGAAACCGGTCATAAACGCCGTGAACTGCCAGGTGCTTCCATCCGGCCACGTGATGGTAACGGTTTCAGCGGGCTGGTCAATCGGCGGCGTCTCTGCCGGGTCGAACGCGACATCAATCGACAAGTCACCCAGGTCGTACAAGTCCGTCGGCTTGAAGGTCTTGCCACCTACGGTGAGCATGTGGGAGGTGTCGATGTTGGCACGGGTCAGCGCAGGACCACCGATGTTCGTGACCTCCGCAAAGAAGCCACTCTGGAACGTGATAGTGGTACCAGTGCCGACGTCTGCTCTTGGGTCCGCCATTTGCAGAGTCCTTTCTGTTATGCTGTTCTCTGTCTCAGTACCCGGAAATTCTGGGTGATGATGAACCGTTCATCTTCATCCTTCCCGAGTGGTATGGGTGCGCCTGACCGCTTCAGCATCAAGTAGTGGACGCTATCACTTCCCTCGGTGTCGTCGAATCGACCGGCACCTTCCAGAATGTTGATGCACGTCTCCAACTTTGTGCACACTGTCAGGAACGCCCTGGCCCTCACCCTCAACTGGATTTCCACATCCTCGACTGGGTAGAGGGTGTGGTCCGCGAAGGGTTGCGGTTTTGAGCCGCCTGCGTCGTAAATGGTTATTACAGTGTCAGGTGTGGTCGGCTCATCGTTTATGTAAATGGACCAGCCAGAAGTCCCGGCGAAAGTTCCCGCTCCGCCTGCAACCAGCAAGTCCTTCACTTGTTCTGATACTGGGTTCATTTCATCATCCCTTCTCTAAAACCTATTTCCACTGCGGTCCATAATGCCGATACGACACTCGGGCCAATCTTGTCGGCGGCCTTTTTCAGGAACTTGGCCTGCTGGCCTGAACCACCTTTGCGTGGCTTCGTCCGCGCCGCTCCATGTTTGGCCTGTAAGTTTTCATGGACGTAAAGTGCATAATATGCACTGAATCCCACCTCCACGCGAATACCGCCGGCTGACTGCCGTGCCCCGCATCGGCCTTTGGAGGCCGCTGTCTCACGGGCATGTCCTGAAGTTAGGCGCCCCGTATCGGCTCCCCGCCGGGATTTGAAGAAAGGGGTAGTGAGGGCCATGCCACTGCTTCCTAGCCCGGGTGACCAGGCCGTATATGCGGATGCCTTCAAGTTCCCAATGAGAACCGGAGTTATCCTTTGTGCCTCCGCCTGGATACGAAGTCCACCCGTAATCATAATTTGCTTTGCCGCCCGCTTGATAGCCGGCGGTGCCATAGTCAGTTTCCTGGCCAGTGCCTTATGACCACGGACTTTAATGTGGAAGCTCATAAGTACGCCTTATATAAGTCCACGCGACCACGGACATCCTTCGACCTGTCCACGCCTCGCACTTTCGCCGCACCGGTAACTGTTCCCGGGTCAGAACTGTCACTCGGCAAATCTTCCTCGGCACCCAACCACAACCACTCGCCGGGAACGACCGCCTCCCGCAGATATACGATGGAACGACTCACATCCTCCCGGCCTTCAGGATTGTAAAACATTTCTGCCTTGTCCTGCCAGCGGCAGCACAGCTCATCGGCCTCATCGTAGGAATGACCACCCCGGCCATCCGGTACGGGATTGGCCCATCTCATGCACTTCTCCGGCAGTCCCTTGACTGTATTAAGACTCATCGTAAACGTCCGAGATTGGGTTGATAGTTTGCATCACGAACGATTTTCTGTTACCACCCAACCTGGCCAGCTCGCCAGTTGGGTCCATCATCTTCGCCTGCTGACCATAGGTGGTCGCATCCAAGCCCATGCCGGTTTTGCCTTGGTACCTGTCCATAGCATCGCCAATCTTTCGTTCCGATACGAGGCGGTCACGGATGCAGAATAGATGGACCGTCAGCCATCGTTCGATTTCCTTCAGTTCATCATCTGATACTGACACACCTGAACCTTCCTCCGCTGCCTTCGCCTCGACGCGGTCTACCATCTGCGATGCCGCCGTGATGAATGGGGTCAGGTTGACCGTCAGGTCAGCATCTTCCGGTAGGATTTGTCGGACTTCCAAGTCCTTAACTCTTGCCGTCATATCAAACTCCTCCGCCTGCCGGGACTTCCCGTTCGGCCAGTTTGCGACGAGCCTGCTCCTCCTTCACCTTCTCACGATGGCAATCAGTGGCATGACGCGCCACAGTCAAGTCCATCATACGTTGGAGCTCGTCACCGTTTTTGACTTTCCTAACCAGTGGAGTGAACTGTTCCTTCATCTCGGAGATTTCCCGCTTGAGTGGGTCAATCATCAGTTTCATGGTAAGGTATACAAATCCACTGATTGCCATTGTCAAGGCCACGGCAAACGAACCGAAGGCCAGTATCACCATCCACCAGTTAGGGTCACCCATCTCACTTCTCCTTTTTCTTCTTACCCGCTTCCATAATGGTATCATAGAACTCCACAATGCCCTCACTGACAACCACCCACCGCATCTCATCGACACACCGCTTCAAAGTATTGTAGTCGGAGTCTTCGAGATTGATGGGAGTGTTCTCCTTGTCGGCACGGTCGGCGGCACCCACCAGACGAAGGCGGTTGGACATTTCACGGACATCCAAGCCTCCCTGGGGAATGTTGTTTGCCGCCTGACGAACAAGGTCCGCAAAGGAAATCTCGTTGTCAATGATTTCTCCCTTGTCGTTACGAGTCTTCCCGACTACGACCTTCTTGTTCGTGAGTTGCTTCATCGTTCCTCTCCTTTTTGTTGGCCTTGGATAGGCCAGTTATAGATTACTTATTCAACGGGCAGGTCTTTCAACTCTGCACCAGCGAATACCGGGTCGGCAAGAATCTTTGCCAGGAACACAGCAAACACGTCCTGATATTCGGGAAGTTCCTCGGCGTGTTCCAGTACCACCGTCTTGGCTCCATCCGGCAACTTGCCAGCCATGCAGGCGGCGACATCTTTCCAGCCCTGCAAGTCCAAGTACACCAGCACTCCTCCGTCATCGATAATGACACGAATGCACGAGCACCGCCACACGGTCGGCTCGTAACCCGTCTTCACCTCGATTGCCTTCTCCAAATACTTTCCACTCGGCGGCATTGTCCTTCTCCTTCTGTTAGAACTCGTAGATGTCGGTATCAACTTCGGCGGTGCCATAAACCAAGGCGTCGCCGTGGGTTCCGGTTTCATCTGTAAACGTGGTGGACTCATCATCCCCGTTGAAGTGACACAAGAACAACGTGTTACCGTCGACAGAGTACGGGGTGCTGGGAGCAGTGAAGTTGGAGTTCTGACGGTAGACATCGCTTATCCGCAACTCGTCGATATTGCCAATGAAGTCCTGCGTCAAGTCCTGCGCCGTGCCGATTCGCAATGGGTATGCGCCATCGTTGATGTCCACGCTACAGGTTTCAGTAGAGCCTATTTGTGTCCCATCAATGAAAGCCCTCAAGTCAGTGCCATCACGGGACAGCAGAATATGATACCAAGTGTCAACGCTGGCAGTCCACGCAAACGTCTTGTCGTAGTTGGTGTTGTTGATTCGGAGACCCCAGTACAATCCGTTCGAGGTGTTGTACTTGATATTCCAGCCATTGTAATCGGTGATGTCGTTACCACGCCCACCATGACAGACCAATGCGTTGTTGGCTTGCGGAAAGGAACTCTCGAACCTCGCCCAGAACTCCACACAGAAGTCGCCCGCGCCGAAGTCCCAATCGGCATGGTCGCTCCAATCAATGTAGGCACTCCCGCCGCTCTCGCAGAGCAGGGAGCCTACGGCTTTACCCGCCTCACGAAAATGCTTTCTTCGATTGAATAAGTACATCTTACCATGCCGAAGGTGGGGTGTTCGTCTTGGTGTACTGGATTTCGATGCTGTGCAGTAGCAACGCCTCGGCCATTGCCGTGCCGCCACCACCATCGTAATCAGCATCCCGGCCAATCAAGAAGTGAATCACGTCACCCGCCGCTGGCGAACCAGCAACAGTCAATGCCGCACTGGCACCCGTGTCGTGCAAGTCGCCAACGGCAATCACTTGGTCGTCAAGGTAGACCGCCGTTCCGAAGGCGGCATCGATGGCATCGTCATTGCCCAAGGCCACAGCCTGTACGTCAAGCCGAATCCAGTCATCGGCACTGGCCCCTGCCGCCGGCTCCCACAGAGCCTTCACCTTGATGGTGCCACCGTCCCAATCCTCTGGCATCCGCAACTTGAAGTCACAATGGGTATCGCTTGCGCCACCATCGAACGACATCACATCGTAGTAATGCTTGTACGTTGCGGTTTCGACCTGAGTAGCCGTGGCTCCCTCAGTGCTGGCTGGCACCATTGCGCCTACGTCAACGTACACGGTTCCCGGCGGCAGTGAGGCCCACTCAGGAGCGGTGGCCCCGCTGTTCATGCGAAGATGTTGATAGCCAGTTCCCTTTGCAAGTCTCGCCAATGCTCCACTGCCACGGTAGTAGATGTCGCCGTCCGCATCGGAGCCGAGGGCAAAGCCGCTGTCCTTAATGACCAACCCTTCAACCTCAACGCCGTGGTCGAGAGTGTTTTCGTCAATGTCGTCAACGAGAATAGGATTGTTAAATCCAATCCCTGCAACCGCCCCATAGGTCGAGAAGGAATTGCAATGGAAATTGACGGAGGTGTTGATGTAGGTTTCCGCATTCAAGAATAGTTGCTGGCTGGTGGCACCGCCCACAGCCATTATGCCGTAGATGATGGAATTGGAACGGGCTCCCGCCTCGGTGCTACGGTCATACGAATCGATAAACAACTTACCACCAACGGTTTCATACTTGCCAGCATACGCACCAAGGAAAATTCCACGGTCAATTGCAGTTGATGCGTTGCCCGCGTTGTAACCTATGACAGTATTATACGAAGCAGTAGTGACTGCGCCACCCATCGCCTCCCAACCCATCACAGTATTGTAACTGCCAGTATTGCTTGCGGGAGTTCCACTACCATAGAGCGCAGATGCGCCGACTACCGTATTGCGGTCGCCTCGCATATTGACGCCGCATTCCTCGCCAACGTAGACCACATAGTCCTGTCCAGTGGTTTGGGTTCCTGCATTCATCCCAACAAATGTACCAAGCAATCCAGTACATTGTCTGCCTGCGCCTTTTCCAAACGCCGTAATCTGTGCAACGCCGCTTCCGTTTCCTGCTTGATATCCTACGCAAGTGTTGTTGCTTGTGTCGGTTATGTTCGAGCCAGCCTCTTCACCGATTAGCGTGTTGTTCACGCCGCTCGTAATGCTACCACCAGCACTGACACCCAGCAGAGTGTTGTCGGTGTTCGCCGTGATGAAGTCACCTTCAATCGAATCGGTTGTCCCGTTATACTCAAATGCTGTTCCGGTAGTTACACGATTGACCACGAAGTTGACTGCCGCCGCATCGTTATTAACCGTTAAGCCACGAGCGATGGTGACTTGAGCATTCAGGGAAAGTGTCTGGGTGGTTTTTCCGGCGGCAGTCATTACACCATAGATGATTGCATTGGCTTCGCTATCAGCCAAGTCGGAACGGTCATCTCCGTAAGCGTCAATGTGCAGTCGGCCAAAGTTGGTGGTTTCATGCTTGCCAGCGTATTCGCCGATGACTATCGCATGACGAGCCGTGGTAATTCCAAACCCCGCATATGCACCGACTGCCACGTTGTAATAGCAACCATTGGCTGAGCTTAAGGCTCGGTCGCCAACAGCAACATTATTGGTCGATGAATGACCAGCAGAACCAGCCAGCGCAAGAGTACCAACAGCAACGTTAGTGTTACCTGTAACATATTTACCAGCTTGATAGCCGATGCCGACATTGTTGGCGTTGGTGATAAGGACTTCTAGTGCTTCACGACCAATGGCGATGTTATTATATCCAGAGGTGGCATCACCCAACGCCTCATCTCCGATGGCTACATTGTTGTCGCCATCGGTCAATGATTCTCCTGCACCCACGCCAATCACTACGGTGCGAACGGAAGTCATTGAGTCATTGCCAGCGTTGGCTCCGAGTCGGACGTTGTTGGCATCCGCAGTAAGGAGCAATCCCTCAATCGTGGTAGTGGTAAGCCGTAGGTTCTCAACGCCGCCCGCAATCAGCGATAACTGGTTGGCTCCGGCACGGCCAATGCCGGTGTCGGCGTCGGAATAGAATTGATATGTTGGAACTGTCGCTGATGGTGTATTGGTAGTGTTTAGGCGAGGAGAACCAGCAACAACTTCACATTGGGCAACGCTGGCATAAAAAGTCCACTTCTTTACCCCACCAATAGCGACACATAACTGATTATCAGCATCTTCATAGAATCCAGTATTACCATCACCGAAGGCAATCGTCGGGTTGGTGGCATCGTTGACCTGCGGCAGAAACAGTTGGCTTGCCGCGCCGGACAACGTTACATCCCCGCTGACGGTCAACGAGGTGAGAGTACCAACCGCCGTAATGTTGGTTGAGTCTGCCCATGCGGCATTCAAGCGACCATAGAAACTGCCATCGCTCGGAGCATCATTCACCGTGGACATCGTTCCGAGTGCGCTGATGGCCGAAGTGTTCGCTTCGATGGCCTGGATGTGCGAAGAAGTGGCATAGCCGTCGTTGGCGTTTGTCGCCGCAGGCATCGAAATGGTGGGGGCGGCAGACCCTATGACGCTAAAAGCCTGTGTGCTTGTCAACGGTGCGGTCAGCGTCGCCGACTGTGCATCCCCAACAGCTGCAGAACCGAGACCCAGGTTGGAACGGGCCGTAGGAACATCATTGAGGTCCGAAAGATTGTTGGCGATGAGCAATGCCAAACCTGTTCCTTGGTACACCGTATCGAAGTACGTTTTGAGCGTAGCCTTGACATTCGCCCAGGTAACTTCCTTCAACTGCGCCAAGTCCTCGGAATCCACGAGGCCAATGCTATCACCATCGACCGGGGTGGTCTTTGCGGAAGCATGGCCGATTGCCTGCTCGACCAAGGTGCTGAACGCAATGGCGGATGGCGGGGCCGGAAATGCCGTTGTGTTGCCCAACGTGTACCGGGTATTGACATTATCCAGCGAGATGTCCGGCGTGGTGCCACCGGAAGAATTTAATGCCCCGCTCGCCGTTACGGAAGTGACCTGTGCATCATTGGTGACATTGCCGAGGCCAACGTCCGACTTGGTGACGTTATGAGGATTGCCGGAAGTGGTTTCGACATGGCCCTTGATGGTGGCGGCGGTGATTGGATTTGAACCGCCTGTGTCCAAACCAAGGTCCGTTCCCTGCGTGTGCTTCAAGGAAATCGCCGAAGCAATGTCAGTTTCTGCCTTGACGCCAACAAGCAGATTTGCCCAGGTCAACTGCTTCAAGGCATACGAGGCCGCGCTGTCGGTGATGCCAAACCTGTCGGCGTCAACCGGAGTGGTCTTTGCCGAAGCGGCATTGATGGCGGCGGCAACCTCCGCCTCGTCCACCGCTTCCCATGCCCCGTCCTTGCGCCCGTACACATTGCCATCGCTGGGGGCGTCATCAATAACCGCTAGTGTCCCAAGGCCAAGATTGGTCCTGGCCGTGGCGGCACTAGCGACATCTGACAAGTTGCTGGCCGCAGTGAGTTTGGCATCAAGGGCATTCTGCAAATCAGTTTGGTTGGACAATGTTCCGGTAATGGCTCCCCATACCACCGAGGTCACCATGGAAACCCAGGCGGCATCTTTCCGTCCATAAGTCGTTCCGTCCGAGGGGGCATCGTTGAGCACGGCCATGCCACCCAACCCAAGATTGGTCCTGGCCGTTGCCGCATCGTTCAAATCGGCAAGGTCGCTGGCAATCTTCAACTGTGCATCATTGGTCACGTTCCCCAAGCCAACATCGGACTTGGTAACGGAGTGAGGATTGCCAGAAGTCGTATTACGGTGGGAAGTGTTAAGAGTGATATCGCCGTGGGCGTATGCCGCCAAGTGGGCGGTCATCAGGCCGGACGCCGTGTTGATGGCATCGTACTGTGTATCGAAGTAAGTTTCAAGAGTTGACTGTAGGTTGCCCCATGTCAGTTTCTTGAGGCCCCAGGAGGCTTCGCTGTCAACCAATGCCAACTCATCGGCACTGACCGGAGTAGTCTTCCCCGTGGCGGCATGGATGGCATTAGCAATCTCACTTGCCTCGATTTCCTCCCACGCCCCGTCCTTCCGACCATAGGTCTTCCCATCACTTGGAGCATCATTGATGATAGCCATGCTCCCCAAGCCCAGGTTGGAACGGGCTGTAGGAGCATCATTTAGGTCGGACAGGTCATTGGCAATCGCCAACTGCGCCGCATTCAAGACATTCCCCAACCCCACATCACTCTTGGTTACGGCGTGAGGATTGCCTGTAACGGTATTACGGTGGGTTGTATTGAGTGCAATATCGGCATGGTCGTAGGTTGCCTCGTGAGTGGACATCAAGCCCGCCGCCGTTCCTGTGGGGTCCGCCCCAGCCTGTGCCGCCGTAACGCTATGAGGGTTGGTGGTGTCGGTGAGATGGGCAAGGAAATTGTCAAGGTCGGTTTCATCATGTGCCGATTGCTTGATGAGGTTGCCGGTGGTCCCATTAAACAGGACAATACGATTGTCAACGGAAACACTAGGGCCTACAACGCCACCGGCTTCGCCTGGCTCACCCTGCGGTCCTATCAGTGCCGGATAAGCTTCATCTCCAATACTGACCGTGTACTCCTCATCACCAACCGCAACTTTGATTATTTCAAACGCAGTAGCCATTATATTGCCTCCGTCCGCTGGGTGACCGGCTTGATGAACTGGACGAGTGTAGGCGAACGAACCCAGCCACGATTTCCATCCGCGTCCTTCAACTTGATATCGTGATAGTAGTCCCCTTCCAAGTCGGCGGTTTCCTCATTGGTAAACTCCACGCGCACGACCCCACTTGCCACTTCTGCCGCCGTCACATCGTGGTCCCACCGGAGTACGGCATCCTCATCGTCATCGTCGATGTTGGTTTTCAATGTACTGCGAAATGACCAGTCAGTGGTGAGAACCCCGGCAGGCCAGTCCATCCTGATAATCCAGGTTTGTCCGGCAATCCTCGGAGTGCCTTCGTTGGTGCAGGTAGCCATACTATTTACTCCCTTCTTTCAGTGCCGGGAGGAAGTTATGAACTGCCTCCTCATTCCATGTCAGTCCACTACCCTCTACCGCCCCACGAATCTCCGACAAATCTCCTTGGAAAAACTTGAAAGGCCAAACGCAATAAATGCTGTCCTGAATGTTTGCCTCGACATCATCCAATAAGGATGACCATCCTTCGGCCCAGTCGACCCAATCTGGCAGTGACTGAAACTGTTTCATGTATCCTGTTTTGATGCACGAGTTCGCCAGGTCGGCCTGGTTACGGCGCACAATAATCCACCACGCACCAGGAAACGCCCGTGCCCACTGCCGCCACATCAGGGCAATACGGAAACTCTTATATGCCCATACGCCCTCAGTCCGGCGCTCGCCTAGGACCTCACCGACCCTTTCTGCCCACTTCGGCATAATCCAATGATTGCCCTTTATCATTGATAGTACAGGGCAAGAACCGTTTTCCGGCAGTCCCGTCATTTGCAAATATGGCAATACCAGTCCATCGGTCAACCGGACATTCTCGAACGCGTCCTGCCTCGGTCCCCGTTCACCATTGACGCCGAGCCATGCACCACAACAATCGAAGACACCGGCGACCATGGAAAGGCCAGAGCGCTGACATCCAGTGATGAAGATTGGATTACTTGATGGCATCAGGTTCTCCCTGTCCAAGTCGATGAACTTTCACGTCAGCGAGTTGCTTACAAACATATCGGTGTGGGTCAATGACAATTGAGCCATCGGGGAACTGCCGCTCCGCGTATTCGGGATGACGGCAACCGATGAGATAGATAGCCGGGATGGAAATCCACTCTTTGTCGTCAGGGTTGACATGCTCGTCAACCATGATAGGCCTGACTCCTTCCTCCTTCAACAAGTTTTGAACGAGGATGGCCGGGGAACCAACGGTAAGATTGGTTTCCGGCTTGAACGAATATCCCAGAATGACGACGGGCAGGCCGGTCGTATTGCGGTGATAGCTGAGGATAATCCTCAACCAGTCCGCCTGCCGTTCACGGCATCTCATCTCCGCGTCGAACAAATCGAAGGACAGCCCCAACTTCCGTGCCAGCCAACTCATGGCGATGTTGTCCCGAGGATGGCAACCGCCTCCATCACCCATGCCACCGTGCAAGTAACCCGGTGAGATGATACGGCGATGCCCCTTCATCAGTGCCTCGACAACATCATCACAATCGGCATCGGGAATCTGGTCACAGATTTCCATGACTGTGTTCGCGAACGCAATCTTGAAACTGATGAAAGTATTGTATGTCACTTTCGTCAACTCGGCTGATGGCAAACTCATCATAACGCAGGGGGCATCATGGAGTGTCTTGTAAAACTCTTCCAGTTCGTTCATTGCTTCCTTATCGTTGCCACCCAGAAGTACAAACTCCGGGTCGAGGAAATCACGCATCGTCGTCCCCATAGCAATAAAGAATGGATTGTAAACGAGTCGTGCGTTTTGCGGCAGTAGTGGCAGGACACATCGTTCCATTGTTCCAGGCAGGCAGGTGGAAATGATGGTCACGATGGCAGTCGAGCCTCGCTCCAGCAAATGTTTTGACAACTCACTGACCGCCTTGATGAGATAGGTATAGTCGAAGTCCCGGCGCTCCATCGGTATCCGCGTGACACCCTCATACTGCGCGTCATGTGGCGTTTGTACCGCGATGAAGATGATGTCCGCCCAGTGGGCCACCTCCTCCACTGTCCCGAAAGTGAGGTTACGTTTCACCTCCTGGGAACCCAGGATATCATTGAAGTCCCCTGTACCCAATGGACCGGCTTCCTGATATGGCTGTGGCTCGTGACTCATCCGTGATGGGTCGAGGTCATATCCCTTGACTTTGTGCCCCTTCATGGCAACACAAGTCGCACATGGGAGGCCAAGCTTACCGAGTCCAATAAAACCAATTTTCATTTTGCTGCTTCCTTCTCTTTCTGGAAAACCATGTAGTCACGGAATCCTGGTTTGATGCTACTTGGTTGTCGCGAATGAAGTAGCATCGTGAATCCGGCTTCCTCGAATACTTGTTGGTATTCCTCCGGGTTACGTTGATAATTAACACCGCCATTCCGCAACGAACGGTCCATTGACTCGAAGATGACCACGCGACCCCGTAAGCGAGATGCGACGTTCGGCAGTTCATCATCAGGGATATGAAGGGCAACTGTATGGAACAAGTAAGTATCTGCCGGTGGATATTCACCATGCTCTACAACTTCAAAGTCATGGTCGGGGATTTCCTTCCTCGCCCTCACAACTGCCTTCTCGTTGATATCAATGCCAATGTACCTATCCGGTTCAAACAATGGTGCAACCCTGCCAATACCGCAACCAACATCACAAACCTTCCCCTCACCGACGAAGTAACGAACCAAGTCAGGACCATCCTTGTCAGGCCACTCTTCGTCACTCCCTCGGTACTGATGCTTCATACCATACGCACCCTTCCACGTCTCGATTGCCTTCTTCGCTTCCTTTGACAAAGACTTCAAGTCTAGGACGTTCTTGAATTTCAAATTGAACGAGTCGGCCAAGTATGAGTCCAAGCGAATCATGTTGCCATAAGTCGGCAGGAAATGCTGGATAAACCAGTCACGCTGGGGCTCCTGTGGGTGGCCTTTATACTTCGCACCATCCTTCTCATTGTAAATATTATCACCACCCCACTCGATGTATGCCTTATGATGCCGCGCTTCTGGGTCCATCCCTTGTGCATAAAAGGAGAATCCGGTCAGCAGTAGTTCCTTCGGTTTGTAGTTGGCAATCATTAGCAAGGCCAGGATACCGGTGTTCGGGAAGGAACCCACCTGATGGAAGTACAAGTCAAAGTGAATTGCGTTCAGTTTTGCCAGGGGGCAGTCGGGAAAATGCCGAAGCACTTCCCGTACGAAGTCATCCTCCGAAAATCGCATCCCAGGATTGGTTCGCACAAAAGCCTTGAACGGTGGCAAACCATCCTTGACGTAACGCCCCATCCCCTTCTGGAATTGGGATACGCTGACCGGATTGCACGTGTGGAATACGACGTCCGTCCTGGACCCATAGTCGGCCTCGAGTCCGAACGGGTAGACCTCATTGACCCGGCAGATGCAGTCGTAGCCATCAATCTCACCTCCCTTACCATGGCGTTGCAGATGCGGCGATGGTCCAACCAGCGCGACCCGCTTACCGTGGAATAGTTTACCCAACTCCTCGTCCCCATAGTTCTGGCAAGGGATGACCGACCATGATTCCAGGTTGGCCCGCTGCTGTGTACGAAGCTCATCAGCATACTTCGACTCGAAAACCTCCTTATCATGTTTAGCCATCCTGCCCCTACGGTTCAACTTATGAATGTCATCAACAGGGCGACTATCACCACAATGGTCGTGCTTAATCTTAATGTTATCAAAGTAGATAAGTCGCTCGTAGCCAGCACCGTACCACCATTTCTTACAATGGTTCTTGAAATGCAGGTCCATTCTCTTTGCCACATCGAACAGCCAAGTGTCATGGTATAAGAATTGAAAACACTCGGGAACAAACTCGCCATTGTTCCCATATACCCAACGCTGACTAACAATTGGAAACGCACAATGCTCCCTACCATTGATACCGTCATCGGCCCAGGCCAGGAAAATCTGGTCAGGAATTTTCCAAAGGCGATGGAGCATAGTCAAATCCCAGTCCTTGGTTTCCCAAACCAAGTCATCGTTACCCATCATCAGGTACCGACCGCTGGCCATCCGCGCCATCTGGTTCCAAGCAATCCCCATCTTATCGACTCCAATATCCTCTGGTGCAAAACCCCGGTCGGATGGACCGACAATTACATGGCATGGCAAGTGGTCGAGTTGGGACAAGTAACCGTCCAAGTACTCATCATTGGAGTCAACGTAAATGAAAGTTTCTACTTGTTGCGGGAGCGCCGCCGTTCGATAAACACTCTCGACCATCCTCCTCGCCAGTTCCGGTCGTCCCCGGGTCGGACAAAGGATGGAGAACCATGGCCCAAGATTGACCGGCGCGTCCTGCCTCCCAGCAAGTTTCAGTAGCATATTTGTGGACGGCTTCACCTTCGACTTGTCATCAGGCTCCTCACGCTTCTCGTACGTGAACTCGCGACCGCAGTATTTCGCCACCCATAAAAGTTTCTGTGCCGCTTGCTCCAAACGCGGCTTGCCATGCAAACAGCACAGTACGGCACCCCCCGGCCTTTCCTCACGCAGTTCTGGTTTCTTGTTTTTGTCAAGGGGCTTGATAGAAACAATCAGTCCCGGCACGTCATCTTGGAATCGCGCCTCCGGTTCCTCGACCGACGCGATGAAGTCCTGGTCGCCGCGCAACTTCTTCATGGCCTCCACGCGGTCTTTATCCCACCTCTGCCAAATGCGAGACACCGCCCCACTACCGGCAGGAAACCACATCACTCCGCTGGCCGCCCTGGGGCCGTGGATTTCCTCGTATAGGTCAGTGAGCATCGTAAACCGGTTCCTATTGATTTTCTTCAGCATCGGTCGCAAGTCACCGAGGACCATGGTATCGAGGTCCATGTAAAGAAAAGGCCGGAATCGTTCCAGTGATGGACGAAATAGATTCATCTTCGCCCACCATCCCGGCTCGTTACCACGGAGCGGCAGGAACAAACACTTCGGATGGTACGCAGTCCGATTATAATTGTCGTTCAGACAAATGACCCGCACCTCCTCCTTATGGATTTCCTTAAGCTTCTTGGCAATCAGGAACACATCGGACAAGGTATAATCACCGCCACTCCGGCAAACCAACATAACATTGAAGGGCTCCTGCTTCGTCATTGCGGTTCCTCCAACTTCCGAAAGGCATGTGTCCGTCCATCATTGCCACTCATCATTAAGTCGAGGCGGTCGCGATATAGCATCACGAACTCATGGACGGCCTTGTGTGCGTATCCCTTTATATTGCCAAGCTTCGGGAAGTAGTCATCACAAATCAGCAACCCACCAATCTGCAATCTGGCCCACACCCACTTCAGTGCATGAGCTGTCGGCTCGTAGTGGTCAAGGTCGATGAGTGCCGCACCAAGAACCAACTCAGACTCGATGTTATTCAGGATTGCCGGAACATATCCCTCATGGATGAAGTACTCCGACTCCCGATAACCCATCCCATCCAATCTGTGCCGGAATCGTTGCGACCCGCCCTGGTCAAATCGCCCTAACGGATATCCACTGCCCTGCCCGCCATCCTCCTTGCCAGGTTGGGCCATTCCCCGAAAGGAGTCCACAGCATGGCAAACACGGCCTTTATCCGGCCGTTTCCTGGCAACCTCGAGGAGTTCCACGAAGGAGTCCCCCTGGTAAACGCCCAGTTCCATAAAGTCCCCAGGCGCTTCGAGGTCGTTTAACAACTGCAAGAATGGCCTAATTGTTGGACGCACTACTTTGTCCTCCGACTCTTTTTCTTCGGTTCCGTTTTCGCTTCCGCCTTCTTTGTTGAGATGCCCAACTCGTCCTTCAAGTTGGTCTCTGGGAAACAATCCAGTGGACTCTCCGGGTCAGTTTTCACGTTGAGGACTTCGAGGTCCTTGTATAACGGATGCTCCTTCAGTTTCAGCAATCCCGGCATCAGGAAGGTCTTGATATAACGCAGATGCCTGGCATTGACGTCCGGGTTGGCCTTATGAATCGAGTTCGAGTGCCAGTTATTGTCCTCACCCTCCGGCTTCATATCAAAACCGAGTAGGATGATTCGACGTGCCCCCAACAGGATAGCCAGATTGATAGCTTGTGCCCCTGTAGACTGGTTCCATGCCAACTCCCATCGACTCTCAATTCCTTCGATGCCATGGTTCAGTCGTCGGAACACCTTGACATCGGGAATGTGCAAGTGCGAAACACAACTACATGTTTTCAGGCCGGGGAACTTCCGTAAACTCTCGCGTCCAATTTTCTTCTTGTACCAGTTATCGAACCAGCCTTCATCACCATAGTGCATGACATCGACCCAGCTTCCCAGCTGGTAGGCATCGTTACAACCGATGACCCGCTGGCCTTTCAGCAACTGCCACTTGAACCCCTTCAGGGATGGACCGCCGCCGATGATGAAGCAGGTACCACGCCAGATTGGCGGGCAGTGGAAGAACCGCTTGGCGGCACCGCCGAAGTCATCCATGAACGAGCGGGCCTGCTCCTCGGTCAGTGGCAGGTCGTTGAGCTTCCGTCCACTGGCCTCATTGATGACTTCCCAACCATGTTCTCCCTGCTTGGCTTCCAGCTTCGTCCGACCGAACCCTTTACGGTCGGTATTCGGGCGACCGGACAAACGCTCGAACTGGCCTGGGAACTTCTCGTCCAAGTCCTCATCTGACTCGACCTTGTCCCCGGCTACATACTTTTTGCCTACACCATCGCGGAAAGTCCCGCCTGTCAATCGAAATACTGAACTCATCTTGTTCTCCTCCCTTGTTCAACCACTCCCTCCGAAAGGTCCCTCATCCCCGGTTGGGTACCGGGGCGAGGGATAGGGGGGAGAGGCAGTGTCTCCTATGCTGACAAGAGGCAGACCCCGGACCGGCTGTTGGCATCGCTGCGTAACTGCGGGACCTGGATGGTCATAATCTTGTAGTGATGGAGCATGTTGCCTTCGGTCTGCCACTCGACCGGAGTCAGCGGCAATCCCTGGACCAGCCGGACGACATCCTGGGTCATCTGAACCAGGATTACCTTGTTGGCAGCCAGCTTGTCCGACACCTTGACGTCCACGATGCTCTCGATTTCCTTGATACGAGCACGAATCGTCTTCGGGTAACCGGACGTGTGGTCTTCGTCCATCTTGGTCTCGTAACCGGTCGGGATGTACAGCATGTACGGACCGTAGTGGAGGGCGTCGATGTTCGCCTGCTTCATGTCCAGAATATCGGCGACAATCTGGGCACCGGTCTTCGAGCTGTCATCCCAGTTGGTAACCAGGGTGACCGTGTTCTTGTTCGGGGCATCGACGTAACCATAAATAGTCCCGCCGCCGAAGGTATAGGACGAAGTCCCGTTGAACAGGATGTCCTCTAACTTCTGGAGCACCTTCGTGGTCGCCAGCTCGGCACTTGCGGTGTCGAGTGTCTGACCACGTTGGCGGCTTGCCGCCAGAACGCGAGCGGAGAACGAGAAGTCCTTATGCACGACCGGCAGGGGCAGGTAGCCAGTGTCATAGGTCGGGCGGTCCTTGTTGACGCGGGTGATGGCATCCATCGTCATTTCCGCATCTTCAAAGTCGGATTCTTTCTCATACTCCAGAACGGTGGAACCGAGGCCGTTGCCGATGTTCCTGACGAGGCCCATCGACTGCAGGTCCTGGATACCGCCGATACGGATTTGTGCGGCCTTCAGCACCGCGTCGTCGATGTCCTTCCACTCATCCCTGCGGAGAGTGGCAGCATTGGCGACCACGGGCGTCAGTTCGCCCTTCTCGTTCACGATGGTGATGTAGGGCCGACCGTCCTCGGCGATAAACGGGCGCATTGCTGACGCGTTGCAACCCATCGCCAGGAATCGTGCGGCGGCATCTCCCATCGCGGCACCGTTGACGATGAAGTCAAGGGCGGCTTGTTCGATGTTTTCCTGTGGCATCTTTATGCCTTTCCTTGGCTTGTGGTTCTGGGTTAAACGACGCGCGCCTGAATCCGACCCGCATTAACGGAACCGGACAGGTCTAACGCCTCGAGGGCCACGGCCACGATGCTGGACGGATACTCGACCACGCCCGCACTGTCAGCAGAATACTTCTGGAGCTCGCCGTTGCCGCCGGACTCGAGGAAGTCACCCTTCGAGATGTTTTCGCCGTTGAGGATTGGAGCATAGACCACATCACCCGGCTGGCACACGTTGTACTGGCACGGGGTGCCGGCAGCGTATGCGTCCGTGATGGTCTTGCCTTGCAGGTCGTCCTCGACCGCGAACGCCCGCTCAGCCGCCTGACCGGCGGCGTTATGGGAGCGAACGGTTCCGTCCGACTGCAACTTGACGAGGTGACCCGGCGTGATGGTCTGACCCGCGGTCACGTTGGCCTCGAATCGGACACCATCGCCCTTCACCATGATGGTCTTAATAGCCATCTGTTTCTCTCCTGGTGTTGGGGGTTACTTGTTTTCGTTCTTGGCCGGACCGTAACCGGGAAGAGGCAGGGCCTCAATCTTCGGCTCGTTCATGGCCGGCTTCGGCTTGCCATTGGCGCGTCCCGCGTAGTTGGCTTCCGGCGCGGCCAGTTCGACCAACTTCTCGAGTTGGTTAATAGCCATGCCGTTCAGCTCGTCCTCCGAGAACGAGTTCCGCTTGCTGGCCAGGATGGCCTTGACCATCTCGGCCTTCTGCTTCTTATCGTTCTCGACCATGCGGGTCAGGCCTTCGCGGACTTCGGCAGGGGCATTCTGGACGTACTCTTCGACTGTCACGATGCCTTCGCCTTCCTTCTTCCCTTCCGCTTCCTTGCCCTTGGTCTCCTTGGGCTTGTTCGCGGCGGGGGTCGGCGTCTGCTTCTGGCCTTCGCCTTCCTTCTGCTTGCCCTCTTCTTCCTCCGACTTGGTCTCACGGGGGAACAGGGAGTCAAACGTCGCGTCGTTCAACGCGGCGAGATGCTCCTTGTCCTCTTCCTTGACCTTGCCGTCCTTGATGAGAGCGGCGATGCGTTCCTCACGATTCATTTGAATCTCCTTGTTGTGAGGTTTGGTGTTATGTGAAACGGAGCCGGAACCATCGTTGCCGGTGGGAACGTACGAAACCTCGACCGAAACCGGTTTTGGCTTCCCCGACAACTCGACCCCGTCCTCCTTGACTTGGTAACCTTGCTGGAACAACTCGGGTTCGCCTTCATCGTTGGCGACTTCGTATACGAACGAGTCCTTGAACACGTCCACCACGTGCGCCACGATGCCTTGCTCCTTCACGGCTTGATGCAGTTGGCGACTGATGTCACCGAACGATGCGTTCTTGCCGAAAAGAATCCGGCTTCCCAAGTCCAGCAAACCTTCGAGTGCACCACCGATGATACTCACGTCACCTCCTTCGTTGCCTGCTGGGGTTTTCATATCCTCTCGCTTGTACAGCGCCTTCAACTTCCGCAGTGCCTCCGCCTTATCCGGTCCCACATACTTCGACCCGCGGTAACCACCATGCAGTGCGGCCCACGCCGCACCCATCAGACGGTGGTCGATTTTCCCGTCCACATCCTTGACACGCAAGTGCCAAGTACTCGGCTTCTGTGGGTCCTCGACGACCAGGTAGTGACCAGCGGGATGATTGCCGTCCCCTTCCTTCTTCGTGACCGCGTTCGAGGCCATACCCGTCATCGGCGTCCCACATTCGGGGCACTTGATTTGATTACAAGGCGTCCCGCGCTCATGCTTCGCGGTTGCTCCACAATCGGGACAAACGCAGGTGTCCGTTCCCCCGTCCCCTTGCTTGGGGCCTCCTACACCCTGGCCATCCCCTCGCGCGTTGCCATCCAAGTCCTGGTTGACGCGTGGCATACCGGCACCATCTTCCCAGGAGCACGCGCCTCGCTGGCCGGGGAGAACGGCCAAGTGGTCCTCCGCTCGGATGCCATGCACCACGCCGGAATACTCCTTCCCTTGGAACGTCCCATTCTTCCGCTCCACTTGCAGGAACAGTCCGGTCGAGACTTCGAGCGGTTTGTTGGCACGGAGGGAGGCCATCACCGACCGGTCGACTTTGTCCGCCTTGACCGGGTCGATGTAGGACACACACTTCAGCTTCCCGGCATCGTAGCGGGTATCGTAAACGTTACCGACCCCCTGCTTAGCAATAACTTCGGGTTTGTTCGCCGAAGCAAACTGGCCATCGGGTCCTGTCGGATGCCTGACAACAATCGGCCTGCCATTCCACGCGGCGGGGAACTCGGAGAGCGCCTCGTCCGTATACAGCAGGCCGTTCACGACGCCTTTGGTAATCATGATTGTCGGGACCGCTAACATCTTCTTGCCATCCAGTTCCCGCTCCTCAATCATGGCCGACATGTTCGCAGAGACAGTTTGGAATATCTCTTCCGTGAACTGGGTTCCTTCTTCTGGCATGACCATCTCCTCCAAGTTATCGCCTACTGTATTGGCAACCGCCCGCTCGCGCTCCATCGGTTTGTACCCATGCCGCGCAATCCAAGCCTTCGCCTTTGTAAATGACCACTGACTCTTGCTGAACCGAATCGCTTGCAGTTCGACCTTGCCACTCCGGGTTATTCCCCAGATGGCATGGATACCGGAACCAAACTTGTTGTTCTGCCTCCTCTTCTTCGGATACTTGTCCGGGTTCCTCAATCGAAACGCATGCTCATTCGGATATGGCATCGTTGGTTACTCCATTACTCCTTATATTATATCGTCATTGTGCCGAACTATGGCATTCTGCCGCCAACTGAAAGTTTACCTTGTTTTCCCTGCGCCCGAATATGGCCTCATGGTTCCGCCTGCCCTGCTCACTGTAAACCTTGGACCTGGAGCCGGCTCGGCGCCTCGCATGGTCGTTCACATCCCCCTTGTGGTACTTGGGCTTGTAGCCCACCCCGGTCTTGAGATTAAGATTTGCCATGACCTTTTCCTTTTTGCTCATCTTCCACCCATTGTTAGCCATCGGTCACCCTCCTTGATATCCATTGGTAATGATGACGATGATGTCCGACTGACCGACCAGCCGCCGGAGGTTGACCAACGTGTCATGGATATCTTTCGGTGCATCCACTTTGACCGCCTCGTCCAGGTCCTGGAACAACTCGTCCGTCAGTAATGACGCACCCAACTGCAGGAACTCATGGAGGGCCTGACCGCCGTGCTTCCCCACCCACTCGGTCATGTCGGCGAGGCCCGTGCCACTCCCGACCTGGCCGACCATCTCGCTGTTGCCATCTACCAGATAGTAACTCATTCCCTACTCCTTCTTCTTCGACACTGTACGGCGCCTCATCCCGCGCTTCTCTTTCTTCGCCTTCTTGAACAATGCCGCCAATTCGTCCTCATTCCCCTTCTTCAGCAGTCGCACCAGGTCCTTCGGCTTACCGACCTTGACCATGGCCCGTAACTGGAAGTTCCCATATCCCTTCTTGATATAGGCGGTCGCTTTGCCGGACTCCACCGAACCGGTGCGTGTATCGAACGCGACTGTATATACGTCCTTGGGCAGTACCTTCAATCGCTTTCGGTCAGCCGCCTTCAACATCCGCGCATGCTTGTTCATGGTGATTTTCGCGAACTCACCCGGCTTCTTCGATATCACGATGCTCTTGAGTTCCAGGAGGTAGCGAGGCGGCGGCCCAGTGGGGTTGTCCAGCTTCCATTTCCGGCTGACGCCCGCAATCACGTCAAACGGCCGGTTATCAGGGGTGTTCTGTGCGTCCCCTATGGCCTTCGCCAACCACCGCTCGTTCGCCTTGGCAATCCGCTGCTCTGCCGCCTTGGCGGGATTGGCGTTCTTCAGTGCGGCCTGCACCTTCTCGTGGTCCTTCGGTTGCAAGCATGACAACCCACGCCTCACGTTGCCGGTCACGACCAGTACGTCCGCTATCGACCGATGCACCGATATGCACGGCGGCAGATTCCCGGCGACCCCCTTGAAACTCCCCTTACGCAGTCGACGCTTGACAATCGCTTCCCGCCTCACCTCGCGCCGTACCCGCTTCTCCACCTCCTTCTTTGTCAGTTTCGGTGCGACCGGTATTGCCACGCATCGGCAGTTCGGGTGTGCCGGTATCAGTCCACGAATCTTCTCCAATGGCATCGGCCCTTCCCGCTCGAACCCCTCGCACAGTTCGCATACCGCCGCATCCCCCGCCGTACTGAACTCCGCTTTGACCTTCACCCCTTCGATGCCTGCCGCCTCATACGTGTTGATGGTCGCCATGTGATGTGCACGCATGATTTCCGTCCTGGCCAACATCTTCGCCCTCGTGATGCCGATTTTGTCCACGCGGTCATTCAGTTCCCGTGCAATCACCAGCGGACTCTTCCCTTCCAATAGTCCTCCCGCCAGTACACGCCCTATCTGCTGACTCATCGCCGCGTTGATGCCATCCAACTCCTCGTATGCCCTCATCGCCAGCATACCGGCAGCATCGGCGTGCACCGGTTGCAGGAACGCCCCGACCCCAGCCACCGGCTCGGCCCCGAACAGTTTGGGCTGGAGTTTCTTCAACTCGGCGTTACCCCGCGCCACACCTTTCTTGTAGGCCGACTCGATATACATGTCCGTCCATCGTTCATGCCCCACAACCCCCTTCACCGGCCCCCTCGTGATGGTGAATCGAGGCGGCCCCTTCATGATGCCGGCTTGGGACTGCTGACGGAGCCAACGCATGAATCCATCCACCTTCTCCGGGTTGGTCGGGAAGTCGAACTGTCGATATCCAGCCCGCACCATCCTCAACTTCGCCGGGTTCGCCAGTACGGTCATGCCTGCCTTCCTCAACCCCAAGCAATCATACTTCACGATGGACTCATACATGACCGTCTTCAATGCCGTGAACCGACTGACCAAGTCCGCCGCGAACTTCCTCCTCAATGTCCCGGTGCGACTCGGGTCAATCATCTCCGGCGTCACGCGCCGCCCCCTCGACCGATTGATAAAAGGATGGTAGGGCAGCCCACAGGAGGGGCAATCAGGCTGTAACAACCCGTTTGTAGTTTGGCTGGCCGCCCTACCATCCAGAATCGAACTACTCATTCTCTTCCTCCATCTCCTCCTCTACGCCATCCTCCTCTTCCTCCTCGCCTTCGTCCGTATCCATCGCCTCCCTGGCGTCCCGCTCCTCCTCCTTTAGTCGCTCGACCATGCCATCCAACATCTCCTTCACTTCCTCGACATCCATAAAGAGCATCATCTCCATGAATATGTCAGGCGGCATCAGTGACTCGAGTCCGGCCTCCTGATACATCTTCATCATCTCGGTTTTCTTGACCGCGATGTCCACCTGCTCCTGCTCCGACAAGGCCATGATATCAGGCCATACAACCTTGTACTTATCCTGCCGGGGTTTCGGCAGTATCCCGCACTCAATCAATCGGTCAATCAATGGGCGCAACATCATCGGCTCACAGAAGTTCCGGCGTCGCTCATCGACCAACGTCAACCAGGCCTCGGTATCCTGCTCCCCGGCCAACCGCGCCTCCTCACTGCCTACCAATATGCGCTTGGGGATACCGGTAGCGGCCGACACCTCCTGTAACTGGGCGTCCACATGGAACTTCGGATTGACCGCGGCTGGCTTACCCAACTCCTGGACTGTCAGACCCTGCAACTTCATGTAGCGGTTCATGCCGTGGATGTAGTTCTCGATTTCGGTTTCGAGTTGTTCCAGTGTCTTGGCGTCCGCGTCGGCATCGGCGTCCAGTACGAACCCCAGGCCGGGAAAGGCGCCCCGCCAGAACATCTCACCGGAACCGCCTGTGATTCTGGCCAGGTTCAGTAAGTTATTGTATACGGCCTCCAGTCGGGGAGTCCCATACACCTCACTCGTCGTCGTATCATCGGCCACATGGATGACCCGTGACCAATGCACGCCATCCGAATAGGTCTGGCTGAATGACAGCGAATACAGTTCCGGTAACCCATACCGGGGGTCCTTCTTATCACCGACCGACTGCGTTATTGTGACATCCTTCTCGGTCAGCGGGGTCAGGTACAACAACTGCTTGGCGGACATTAACGGCTCCTTGAACTCCTTACCGTCATCCGCACCGATGAACAAGACACCGAACTGGCCTATGCCTGCTATCCTATCCGTCCTCCTCATATAGTGCCAGATATGGTTCTCGTCCACAAGTTCACGCCACTTGTCCTCGAACTTACTGTTCTGGGCCGGGTCCTCGTCATCGGTCACCTCGGGCGTCACCCGCCAGCACGCATCTGGAAAAGCATTGACTATCCGTTTCCCATATCCGGTCCGCTGATACTTGGCCAGGTAGTCATCGAACATGACACTGATGGGAAACCCCAGTGCGGCATACAAGTCACGGTCTGTCCCATAACTGTAACCGCCCCTGGCTGCGGCTTCCCGTCTGCTGGACAGTGGGCCTTGCATATTGGCCCTCATCAGTGCATTGGCCATCCTCATTCTATTGATGACTTGTACCACCTGCTCCTGGGTCTTGACAACCTCGGCTGGCTCGATTCTGGCTTCCCTCAGTCTGGCATTGACTGTGTCCACGCCTGCCTTGGGCTTGACTTTGCTTTTACGGGGCATGACCGTTCTCCTCACTGTGGACTGTGTTTTTCTTTGTCCTTGTTATGACTTATACTGTATCGGTGTCTCACCGAATACCTCACCGACCGACCCCCCATGCTCCGGCTTTCTTCCGTGCACGACTGAGGTGGTTGAACGCACCGGAGGCGGCATCCACCTGGTCCTTGTACCGACCCATCGGGAACTGCCGGTGCTCCTCCATGAACACCTTTCTCCACTCCTCATTCATGACCAAAACATTCCCCACGTTGAACTGGATGCTGTATGGCTCGGCCCTGGAAGCCTTGTCCCCGGTGACGCGTTCGGCGAATACCTTGAACCCGGCCAGGTTCTTGATGGTGTTCTCGGCTGACTCCTTCCCACCACTGCCTGGCTCCTGCTCTGTCCCCACATGGACCTTGTGTCCATCCTTCTCCGCGGTATCCTTGATTATCCGCTCCCGGTCACTGGCGACCCATTGACCGCGCACGACATCCATCACGGCATATTGGCCCGTACTCAACTTGGCCATCTTCACCCCGGCCGTATATGCGCCACTGTCCGCGCTCCCGGCCTTATCCCAGTACCTGACTTCATCCATGATATGACCGGGGAGCTTATCGACGACCTTGGCTTTCTCCGGCTGGAACATCCCGCCTTGCCTGGGACTGGGGCGTTGCTGGAGCTGGGCCGCTGTGCCATAAGGACCGAGGGCCTCCTCGATTTCCCGCAACTGTTCTTCCCCGAATCGCTCCGGCCACAATAGGTCCCCCTCCTCACTACGCCAATCCTCACGCCACTTGGGCAATGTACTGCAAATCCGGCTCTCCCCCTCATATCGAGCGGGGAGGCATAAGTGAACCCAGTCATCCTGACGGTCCAGGATATGACCAATGAGGTCCTCCTCGTGCACGCGCTGGCCGATTATCACGTACCGGCCTGACCGGGCATCATTCAACCGCGTACTCATGGCCTCATCCCACCAAGCCAACGTGCTCTTGCGGACCGCCTCGCTTTCCCCCTCGATGACATTATGTGGGTCATCCACAACAATGATGTCGCCGCCTTCACCGGTCAACGCGCCATCGACCGATGTGGATATGCGATAACCGAATCGGTCATTATCAAATCGTATCTTCGTATTCTGGTCATCCGTGAGTGACCACTTATTCAGGGCGTATCGACTTTTCAGTTCCCCGTAGATGGAAGATAACATCAGCCGGCGGCATCTGACGGAATCGCGGATGGATAGGGAGTGCGTATATGACGCAAAGAGGAACTGAAGCTCCGGGTAATCAATCCAGGCCCAGGCCGGAAGGAATACCGAAGTCAGCAGTGACTTCATGTGGCGCGGTGGGACTGTAATGATGAGTTTTCGGATGTCTCCGTTAATGACCGCCTCCAGATGGTCGCAGATGGCCTCGACGATGGTACCGTGGATGTAGGGCTTGACCTCGACGCCACACCATGTAAGCGTGACGAAGTCGACCAGGTGGCGATGTGCCAGCTCCAGGTCAATCTCTCTAATCGACGGCAGCTGCAAGGTCTGCTTCTGACTCATCCTGTTCCTCGCTCCCTTCCAATAACTGCTCACCGACAACGCTGCGTAGTTTCCGCAACTGCTTGGACGTCAGGTTACCGAGATTGATATTTACGTGCTTGTGGTCATGTTGATGTAGTGATGGCGCCTCAGGGCCACTACCTTCCTTGACAAACCTTGACCAACCATGGCGATTGGACATGTTCATCATCCACAGGGTTGAATTAAAGTCCTTATTCCCCAAGTTGTCCCGACCGATATCCTCCCACCAGCCCCGACTCATGTCCCGCCCTACCTCGAGTGCCAACGCGAAATCTGGATGGTCCTCGGCCCAGCGCCTGATTGTCCCTTCCGCACACCCTATTTCCCTGGCCACGGAATAAATACTACCCCCCTCACTCATCACCCGTAATAGAGTCTTGGCGTATGCCTGATGATACCGGGCATGATGCTCCTTGATGGCGAACGCATCCATACCGGTCACCCCGCTCTCGGACCGCAACGCCGGGGCCGTGGTAGGTGCAGGCAATGTAGCCGACTTCAACTTCTTCTTATTTCGTTGGGCCGGCTTTGTCCGTCGTCGCCTTGCCCTATTGTTCCGACGCTTCGCCATGAACCATCTCCCACTTCATGCCGGACAATATAATCCGGCACTGCGCCAATCGGGACGGGGCTCCCGACGGGGGCTGGAAATGGGGCGGGAATCCCCCTTCCCCCATCCATTCATAACTTGCTCTCCATCAATGATTTATATGGAATTCTCGATATTGGGGCATCCGGCCAATTCGGGGGCTATTTTACCCTTAACCCTTTGACTATCAATGATTTAAGGGTAATTTAAGGGTTTTTTCGGGATATTCCCGATTCCTTGTTTGCCTTCCCCCTTTGTGGGCTTAAATTATGGTAGGCCGAAAGGCCGGGGTTCATTGAAAATCGACCGGGCGTAGTCATTGATTATCAATGAGTTACACAAATTCATAATCCAAGTCATTGATTATCAAAGAGTTACGCAAGCCAAGAAGGCGAATGGGGTAAAGCTCCCACAAATTGCGGCGGTCCCGCAAGCCCAGACCTGAATCCGATATCAGATTCAGGAAGCCGAGGGGGAGAACCAATCCAGGTTCCCAAGCCAACGGTCCCGGTGAACTCCGGTGGATGGTCCGGTAGAAGGGATGCTCCACCGGGACGGCCAGATAGGGAGGGCGATAGTGACCCACTGGCCAGGAGGTTACGGGCGACGAGCCAAGCCCAGGAAACCACGCGGCAGTAGCCAGGCATTGAGGTGACAGCCAAGCCGTCATCACCAGGTGAGATGATGCAGTGCCAGCATGGCGAAGACGACTCCGGCAGTAACGGGCCGGATATGTGGGATGCCAAGTTAGAGGGCTGAAGCGGAACGCCAAAGCAGGAGAGGCGGGACTATTCCCCGCACCGGCACAAACACAACTCGAACCCCAAGGAGGCCTCGCAGGCGCAGGCACGCGCATTAACCACCGAGATAATGAGCCGCCCAGATTCAGAGCCACCAACGGTCGCTGGCAAGGAGGACAGCGACCACCACCCTTCATCCATCACAACACAATCGACAAGGAGAGCCACCATGAACCACCACGCCATCATCAACGAGACGCTCGCCACCATCGACCAGCTGTCCAGCGAACGGGACGACCTCGGTGCGGACATCACCGAGCTGGAGTGCGAGCTGACGGAGAAGCGGACGGAGTATGCAGTGAAGGAGGAGAACATCAAGACGCTGGAGGAGAAGCTGAAGGAGACCGAGGAAGGCAAGGCGGCGTTGAAGCGGCACTACGGTGACGACGCCGAAGAGCACGACCTCCGCCTCAACCCAATCGAAGAAGCCCGCTGCCTCGAGAACGCCTAACCAACCACCAAGAGGAGGAACCGGTCATGGCGAAGGCAAAACGCTTCACCGTCGAGTATATCGAAACCAATGGGCGTTTCGGTTTGGTTGCCAAGGAACGCGGCAAGACAATCTGGACCACGAAGTTCGAGCCGAAGGTTGACAAAGCATGGGCGACGATGATGGCAAAGAACTACGAAAGCCAACTCAACCGCAAACGCGACAACCAGCAATGGTACGAAGGCTAAACTACCCAACCGAGGAGGAACCACCGATGAAGACCGACAAGCAAGCCATCGTGAACGAAATCGAAAACGTCCTGCGGAACCGCCTCGACAACCTCGGGCACAAGCCGGGGAAGGGCAAGAAGGCAATCACCGAGGAGGCCGCTTTCCTGTGCGGCGCGTCCGCCGCGTTGCAGGCCGTCTTCGGCAACAGCGAGGCCGAGGCGTTGAGCAACTACATCCCGCCGCGTTGGGTCATCAGCATCATGCGCGGCGAGACCGTGCTCGACCCCGTCATCAAGGGCAAGGTCGGCGAGGGCAAGCCCGCGTAAGCCAAACCACAGAGGAGGAACGAACGATGTACCACCACAACCCGCACCACGTCGCCGCCGTCGTCGACATCGTCGAGCAGGAGCGCGAGCGCATCGGCTTGTCGAAGGAGAACCGCATCGACCTGTTCATCGCGTTCGACCACTACATCTCCCCACTCCAGTTGCGCGACATGCTCGGCTACATCGAGTGGAGCCGCGCCAACGACCGGAAGAAGACGTACCGCAACTTCGACATCCTGCACGACGTCTATGGGCTTCTGAAGGAGGAGAAGTTCTTCCTGCCCCGCACGACCGGATATGGCAATTTCCTCAGTGACGACTTCGACGGCACACTTACCATGAACGAGACGAAATAAACCTATACCCAATCACCCACACACAAAGAGGAGGAACGAACGATGAAGAAGCCACACAAGGACAACGCCAAGCGATTCGTTCTCAAGTTGACGCCTGGCAAGCAGAACCGGGACATGCCCCCCATCTACTACACGATGACGGGGGGCTGGACGAGGGACAAGGCACACGCTCAAACGTTCCGCAAGTGCCGCGCCCAACATCTTGCCCGCCGGGTTTCGGTGGACAAGTATGCCTGCCCGGTCTACCGCAATCGCATTCCCCGCGCCGTGCTTGCATAGCAAAAATCCACCACCCAAACCAAGGAGGAACCGAGATGAAGTTCAAGGGCATCGTCGACTGGTTCGCCGCGCGCTGGACGAAGCGCGAGACGAAGAAGACCGAGACGCGCAAGGCGGACGTCGCCGTCATGGCACCGCCGCGCGTCGAGCCGAAGGAGGAGAAGGCGCAGACCAAGGCGAAGAAGCCGGGCCACGGCGGACCAAATCATACTATGCCGTACGGCGTCCGCAAGTGGCACCGCAAGCATCAACGTATGGCCCGTCGTACCAATCGCAAGGCCGCGTGAACAAACCACAACACAGGAGGAACCATCCATGAGTCCGAAGTCCACATCCAAGTTCGGAGCCCCCGCCAAGGAAGGCGAGACCATCAAGGGCAACGTAGTTGTCAAGACCAAAGATGAAGGAGCAGAAATGAACGACCAGCGATTCAATCTAGCCGTGAAGCAGGCGGAGAACAAAGCCGCCTCCGCCATCTTCAATAGCGCCGTTGGGCAGAGCCATGCCCATCTCGTGAAGGGCTTGAGTGGCAATTCCAGAAATCCCTACGAGTTCCGATGGTCGGTCTTTGAGGGACCGCAAGGCCACAAGGTATTTCTGCTTAACCACGTTTACAAGTCCCGTGCCGCCGCCCTCAAGGGAGCCAGGGACTATGGATGTACCGTGGTCGAGTACGACTATCAAATCTAACCTAGAGGAAACAGATGCCAAGGCCGAGAGACTACTACGACTGCTTGGTCGACCCGGAAGAGCAGGCACTCGAAAACATGTTCCGCTTCAATCGTGCGGCCTACTACCGAGCGATGGAAGAGAAACGGGAGCTCGAGTACCAGGAAGAACTCAAGCGGGAAGAGAAGAGACAAGAACTGATGGAAGCAGAGGAGGAACGAGATGGGTAACATGAGCCACTGCCGTTGGAGGAATACCGCCTCGGACTTGCAGGACTGCATTGACGCGTTCCACGAAATGTCATCCAGCATGCGGGAAATCTCCAACGAAGAAAGGAAGGCGTTCGTCATTCTCACCTGTAACTGTGTTGCGTTCCTTGAAAACGTGCGCGAGATGATGCACGAGAACTCCGCAGGGTATGAGGATATCGAACGATTCACCGACATGGTATACCGGCATGGCACGGTAGGTCAGTTCAAGGACGACCTGCTAGCGGCACTCCGTAAGCGAATCAAACAGGCCGACGAGGATGAGATAGTTGAGCTCCGCAAGGATGCAGCCAAGGCCAAGCATGAGGGATTCCTCGGCGGCATGGAAACGGAGTAGTGCCATGAACCCCAATACCGCAAGCATCGAGGAGGTGTGCCAGGCCATCCTATTCATGGATGCCAGGCAAACCGAAGATGAGCGGGTGGCCCACTCGACTCGCTGGAAGAACAAGGCCGGATGGAACGGTCGTGACGCGGCCTTCGGGTCCTCACTGGCCAAACAAATCCGCGCTGGCCGTAACCTCACCATCAAGCAGGAGGAGGCGGCAAGGCGGATGCTGCGGACTTATTCCAAGAGCCAGCTGGCTGATTTCAAGGCATCGCCGAAGTCGACCAGAAGGAGAAGGCAAACGACGAGAGCCACCACCTTACCGGTCCGTCGAGCTGAGCTGACGGAGCATGCTGAGGAAATACTCATCCGATTCCCTTACGACCCGAAGCTGGTGGAGAAAGTCAAGACCATCCCGGGTCGCCGGTGGGACAAGGAAAGGAAAGCATGGGCAATCCCTTACGAGAAAGGAATCGCTGACAAGGTAATCGACTTCCTCGGTGACGACCTGAAGCACAACCCACAGATGGTCGAGCTGAAGGCATCACTCGATGAAGCCCGAGCCAAGAACGAGGTGGCAGCAAAGGCACCACTCCCCGTGGCCATCGCTGAAGCCGCCTATCCCTTCCAGCAGGACGGTATCCGGCACTTGGTCAAACAGGATTGCCGGTGCCTGCTCGGCGACGAGATGGGCCTTGGGAAAACAATCCAGGCCATCGGTGCCGTAGAGCAGGTCGAAGCACTGCCAGCCATCGTGGTGTGTCCCGCGTCACTAAAACTGAATTGGGCACGGGAGCTCAAGCGATGGACGGGCAAGCATGCCGTCATCATCAACGGACGACCCAACGGCCAGAAGGCATCGGTGAAGAAGGATGGTTGGGTCATCATCAACTACGACATCTTAAATGATTGGGCACCGCGACTGACTAAGGTGAAGGCGCCCTCCCTGATTCTGGATGAGTGCCACTACATCAAGAATCAAAAGGCGAAGCGGACCAAGGCAGCACAGCGGCTGGCCAAGTCATGCAAGAACATCATTGCCCTATCTGGGACTCCCATCACAAACAGGCCGGTGGAATTCTTCACCACGTTGAACCTCATCGACGGAGTGAACTACAAATCATTCTGGAAGTTCGCCCAGAGGTATTGCGGTGCACGCCACAATCGGTTCGGCTGGGATTTCAGTGGGGCGAGCCATACCGATGAACTGCATACCAGTCTGGTCGGCTCGGGACTGATGCTCCGGCGACTGAAGGCGGACGTGTTGAAGGAACTGCCACCGAAGGTCCGTGTGGTCGTACCCGTGGAAGGGGCTTCGGCCATGATGGAGAACTACCGAATAGCCGAACGGAACTTCCTAGGATGGCTGGGGGAAGTCGACCCGGAGAAGTTGGAGGCGGCCCAACGAGCCGAGGCCCTGACCAGGATGGAGGCATTGAAACAACTGGCCGTGAAGGCGAAGTTGTTCGAGGCCCTTGGCTGGATACAGGATACCTTGGATGCCACCGGTGGCAAGCTGGTGGTGTTCGCCACCCACAAGGCCACGCTGGATGCACTGGAGGCGGATTACCCGGGTGAGACGGTTCGCGTCGACGGTTCCACTCCATTGAAGGCGAGGCAGGAGGCGGTCGACCAGTTCCAAAAGAATCCCAAGGTGCGGTTATTCATCGGTAACATCAAGGCGGCTGGTGTGGGTATCACGCTGACCGCCGCGAACGCAACCTGCTTCCTGGAACTGGGATGGACTCCCGGCGAACATGACCAAGCGGAGGACCGAATCCATCGTATTGGTCAGGAAGCCGACAGCGTCACGGCATACTACATCCTATTGGCCGACAGTGTGGAGGAGGAAATCGCCGCACTGCTAGACAAGAAGAGGCAGGTCCTGGCATCGGTCCTCGATGGGAAGGATATCCAAGATGAGTCACTGCTGGTCGAACTACTCGATAACCTCAAGCAGAAGGAGGACGGACGATGAGTAGACCTGAACCTTTCATCGAGAGCTATGGTGCAACCTGGGTTTGTATTGCGGTTGGAAGCCGCATATACGAATACCAGGCCTCGCATCCCGATACCATCCGTGCTATAATATGGCTGGTGAAACGAAAGAGTGGGTGGAAAGGACTGAACCTCGCAAAGAAGGAGTGCAGGTTGGCCTACATCCACATTCCCGAACCACATCTCATCCCTAACCGCCGCGCCAAGCTTTATCGTATCCAACAAATCTTCGAGGTCAAACCAGATATCCATCCACTGAAGCAACTGGTAGACCTTCTCAAGATGATGGGACGAGGAGAAGGTGTGGCGTATCACTGGAACAAGTTCTTCATCTACAAAACCTTTTAGAAAGGAGGCCCAACATGGCACAGCCCAAGAGCCAAGCGAGGAACACCAGCATAGGAAAAAGGAAGTGGAAACCACAGCAAGGAGAGAACGCCTTGTGGACAATTCACGGTTTCCGTCGAGTCGTCAAGCAGGAGTTCCTGGCACACGCACGGCGGCATAACATGACCGTGGCCGGACTACTGGAGGATGTCCTTCGTGACTACCTCGCCAGCCAGGGAACCTACATCGACAGCGATGCCAAAGTGAAGGAGCCACTGCCACCGCAGTTCAGCAAGAGGAGTGCGACATGAAAGTCTACACGCCCCGACAAATCCAGGACCTGCACCGCCGCGTGGCTATGCAGGAGAAGAAGAATGCAGTCAACCCCGCCGAGATAGTTCGCAATTTCTTATGGTGGACAATTCTCATTGGGGTAATCTACATCCTATCCATGTATCTATTCAAGTAAGGAGCCACCGGAAATGACATCGCGACAAATTGCCGCCGAACTCAAACGGCACAGGCCACTCATTATAGCCAGGGCCAACAGCTGGCATATCACGACCGGCGTCCCCTTCGATGAAGTGGAAGCGGAAGCCCGCCTGGCCTTCATCCGCGCCTGCCATCGCTGGGACAAGCGGAAGGGCATCGGCATTTCGCCCTATGCCAATCGGGTCATCAAGAGCCGCCTCGCCAACTTCTGCCGCCACTATCATCGACTGACTCCTCCGAAGGATGGCGTTGACGAACTACTCCGTTACGTCCCCACCCAGGAGGATGTCCTTCAATCGTTCCACGAAAAGGTGGAGGGGTTGTCGAATGAGGCGCGCCTCGTCGTCGGATTGGTGCTAGACTCGCCAGGGGAGTTGGTCGCCTGGGGTGCCAAAGGAAAACTGAAACGCCAACTACTGGACAGGGGATGGTCAAGGAAAACCATCCGTATAACCTTCCAGGAACTCAAATACGCCTTCGCATAGGAGGAGCCACCATGAGAAGGACAAAGTTCAAGGGGGTGCCCATCCCGTCGAACATCGTATCGATGGAGGAGCTGGACGCCATCGATGATGAGGGGACGAGGCAGCGAAAACGATTCCCCCACCTCTCCCTCGACTTCGGCTATCACATATTCCCACATCTCGACCGGACGACCATGGAGATGGCCGGGAATGTCATGGTCCGCTTCCGGCTGTTGCTGTTCCGTCAGTACATTCTGAAGAAGGACAAATACTTTCCGTGGAAACGGATGCCGAGCAAGTTCCAAGTCAAAGTAGGCAAGTGGGCCGAGGTGTTGGTCAACAATAAGGTCGTACTCACATGAGTGCCATAATCGACATCGACCGACTCGTTGACGACCTCGGCGTGGCGACGTCCACCACCTCACATCACAGTCGTCCTGGTTGGGTTCAGATGTGTTGTCCATTCTGTGAGGATGAGACCTTCCACCTCGGCTACGAACGAAAGTCGGGAAGGTTATCCTGCTACCGATGTGGTGGCATCAAAGTCCGGGCCTGGTTGGAAGCGGTCGGGGATGGCCGGAGCGCTCGTGAACTCCTCCAAGAGTATCGCATGATTCACCTGACTACCCCAGAACCGACGCTCACTACGGCCAGGAAGGGCATTTATCGGCTTCCCCCGGCATCCGGGCCATTGAAGACCCGTCATCGCAAATATCTCCATAGTAGGGGATTCCCCGAAACCATCGCCTTCCAGTGGGGCCTGGTCGGGACGACCCACCTTGGCGGCAAGTGGCAGTGGAGAATCATCGCACCGGTGAGAGTCAACCGCCGGTACGTGACGTATCAAGGCCGGGACATCACAGGTCGGCAGAGCCGCGTCCGTTGGCTCTCGCCTGACCCAGAGCATGAGGAGGTACCCATCAAGGAAACGTTGTATGGACTCCATCTCGCAACAAGGACCCGACCACTGCTCGTGGTAGAGGGGCCTGCCGATGTATGGAGGATGGGTCCCGGCGCGGTGGCCACCTACGGCGTCAGCGTGACCCAGGCCCAACGACGATTACTGCGGCGGCACAGAGCCGGCTTGGTCATCGCCTTCGACCCGGACGTCCATGCCCGACAGCGGGCACGGAGATTGGCAGATGCCCTTGCTGACCATGTGCCGGTGACCATCCTGGAGGAAGATGACTACGAGGACCTCGCTGCCATGCCACAGTGCGAGGCTGACAAACTCAAGAAGGAGATTTGGCCATGAGGAGGACGACGGGGCAATTCATCATCCAGACGAAGGCAGTCCCCAACAGTAGTCGCACGCCTATATTCTGGACGGGCAAAGGCTGGTCGGTGGACCGGGAGGTCGCCAAGAAGTTCAAGAATGCCAAGCAAGCGGACAACCTCATCACCCGTATGATGGACCAATGGTTGCTGCGGGACACCCAGCCGGCGTATGATGTCGACCACGGGGCCACCATTGAAAGGACCACCCCATGAAGGCGCGGGACTATGTGGAGCGGGAACTCCTATCACGGAAAGGACCCTTACTCCACGTGCCCCTGACGCATGAACTGGGCCTGATGGAAACCGCCGTGCTTACGGTACTGGTGATGCTGGGCCACTCGAGTGAAAGATGGTTCCCGGTTTCCATGCGTGGACTGCAAAGAAGTATCGGCATGAGGACCGAGGAAAGGAGGTCGGTGATACGGTCACTGCAGTCAGAGGGACTGCTTGAGGTGAAGGATACCGGTGGTGCACGGAGCACAGTCCGCTTGCACTACACCCGGGTCGCGACGTTGTTGAGGACTGGACTGAGCAAGGCTAGACTTGAGCCTAAGACCAAGCCTCAATACCAAGCCTTAATATATTATATTAAAATAAGGCTTTCCTCCAAGAAGTCCTCGACCAAGGAGTTCCTCCAAGGAAGGGGAAGGAAGTTCCTCAAAACCTTCAGGAAGTGGTTGGCATATCGGAAGGAAAGAAAGTATCCGGTAAACACCCGGGTACAGCGAAGGCACCTGAAGATACTATCTCACTTGCGTGACTCGGATGCAGTGGAAGTTATGAGGACTTCGATGAGGCATGGGTGGCAAGGGTTGTTTCCTCCCAAGCCAACGCCGGCTGAAGTGAATGACGAAGCATTGGAGAAGTGGAGGAGGAAGTTGGCCATCCACTCCCGGCGTTGGTATAAGCGGAAGGGGGACGATGTGTGGGGGTTGAGCGAGTATCATCGTCCACACAATGCCTGGTCGGACTTGCACCTACTGAAGCGGGACATCATGCAGTGGGTAGCCCGGCAAGGAAGTAAGAGCCATATCCCTGATGACTTGTCGCATTACGCATGGCGTCCGCCTCATGGGTGGGCATGGAGAAAGTTCTTGGACTGGCACATCAATAGCGTCGACCCACAACACGCGGGACTATATCGACATGCACAAGGGAGGAAGCGACATGGCAAAACTAACAGCCGTCGATAATACGGTCGAGCACCGTATCCTGGTCGGGGCAATAACCAATGAGTCATTCCTGGCGCAAGTAATACCAATGGTCATCGGTAGTCGGTACGCGGAAAAACTATTTCGGTCGCCAGCCGTAAGCAGGGTGTTCCATTGGTGCCGTGAGTATCATGGCAAGTACAAGAAGGCGCCTGGGAAAAACATCCAATCCATTTACGAAACGGAAGCGAACCGTCCACGCGCCAATGAAGAACTGATGGAGTCAATAGGCGAGTTGCTGGAACGACTTTCGGAGGCAGCAGAGCAGGAGGAATCGGTAACGAACCTCGACCACCTGTTGGATGAGGCAGAGCAGTACCTGCGTGGGCAGGCCATCGACTTGGCGAGGCAGGAACTGGGTTCATTCCGGCAAGCCGGCCAGCTGGACAAGGCGGAGGAATTGATTGCCGAGTATCGGCGACCGGCGCGACCGGTCACGGAAGGCATCAACCCACTTACCGAGAAGGATGTCATCAGGGAGGCATTCGAGCTGGCACCCAAGTCCATCCTCCCCTTGCCGGGAGTCCTCAATTACTTCCTATCGCCACACTTCATCAGGGAAGGATTCGTCGCCTTCATGGGACCGGAGAAGCGGGGAAAAACTTTTATCTTGACCGACCTGGCATTACGCGCCCTGCGGATGCGACTCAACGTTGCCTTCTTCGCGGTCGGTGATATGTCCATCCGGCAGATGGTCCGACGTATCCATATCCGTCTCGCTGGACGGAGTGACTCCGCCTGGTATTGCCAGGCCCATCATGCACCGGTTATGGACTGCGCGTGGAACCAGGATGGGTCATGCCAGCGGGACGAGCGAGAGTGTGACTGTGACTTGGGCAGGGTACTCGGTGCGCGGGATTGTACCGGCAAAACGGCCGGGGATATCATCAGGGCCGCGCCGGCTGGGTACATGCCCTGCACCGCGTGCAGGAGGGCCGAGGACAGCGAGTGGGAGGGGGCGATGTGGTGGGAGGAAATCCCCAAGGTCGAACCACTGACATGGCGTGCGGGGGTCAGGGCAGCTGAAGCATACCAGAAACAGGCGAAAGGGAGGCAGTTGAAGCTGGCCGCGTTCCCCAATGACTCCGTCAGCATTGCCGACCTCGACCGCCAGTTGAACATGTGGGGGCGGTACGAGAACTTCATCCCTGACATAATTGCGATTGACTACGCCGATATCCTCGCACCCATCGACGGCAAACGGGACTACCGCCACCAGCAGAATCAAACGTGGATGGCCATGCGGAGAATGAGTGAAGAGCGGCACTGCCTGGTCACCACGGCCACGCAGTCGGATGCCGCCAGCTATGATGTGCGCCTACTGACGATGGCAAACTTCTCCGAGGACAAAAGGAAGTTCGGACACGTGACGGCGATGTTCGGCCTGAACCAAACGGCGGACGAGAAACGATTGGGGATTCATCGGATGAATACGATACTCGTCCGTGAGGGCGAGTGCGACCCACACCGGTGTATCCACTTGTTGCAAGATTTGAGGCGTGGACGATTCTGGATAGATGCGTTCTAAAAGGAAAGAAAGGAGGACCACATGAAGAGCACCAGAGCCGCACAGTTCCCCATCCTACTCGTGCGTAGGATTGAGGGGAAGGACAACCGCTATGAGTTCCACATGCCGGGGCCAGCATCGGTCGCCAAGCGACCACGTGGATTCGTCCAGGCCGTAGTCGACTTTGCACCACCGGAAGGTATGGTTATATTCCGGCATCCTAAAACCAATCTCGCCGCAGTATTTTCAATGGCGAAGAAACTCGAAGGTGGAATTACGCGACTCGTGACCAAGGAGGGGCGGGTACTAATCCAAGGAAGTAATTTGGACCATAGATGGGAGGTGACCCAATGAAGTCAGTGAAGAAAGGTGTGAGCATGAAACGAAGTTATAGTAAGAGGAGGGATTGACCATGTACCGCATTGGCAAGACGTTCAAGTTCGAGGCCGCTCACTTTCTGCCTAATGCTGACAGCGAATGCTGCCGCAACATCCACGGCCACTCGTACAAGGTGGAGGTGGTGTTGCAGTCTGAGGAACTAATCAATGATATGGTCCTGGACTTCTGTCACTTGTCGAGATGGTGGGAAACCATCCATGAGAAGTGGGACCATGCCATCATCGTCAAGGAGTCGTCACCGACGGCTAAAAACAAGACAGTTGTGCTCGGCGTGCACCCGACAGCCGAACACATGGCGAGGCATCTTTGGTATGCCGCACGCAACCATCTCGGTCCTAGTGTCTGGGTCGAGTCGGTCAAGGTATGGGAGACCGAAACCTCTTGGGCGGAGTACCGGCCATGAGCAAGACCTATACCATCAATGAAGTCTTCCGCTCGATACAGGGCGAAGGCGAGCGGGCTGGCCGGCTGGCCGTGTTCGTCCGGTTCGCCGGATGTAACCTCAACTGTGATTGGTGTGATACCGACCACGCCGCACGCCAGCACATGACCGGCATCCGAATCATCGAGGAAGTGAGTGCACTACTGCCACACAATCGTGAGGGGTGCCTAATTGTCCTCACCGGCGGTGAGCCATTCCTCCAGTTGTGCTCCCCCTTACTGGTCACACTGCAGCGATTCAACGGATGGGTGTGCATCGAAACGAACGGGACAGTCGACCCGACCCGGTTGATTGATGAGGGAGCATTGAGCAACGTGTGGATTACAATCAGTCCAAAGGAAAATGCACCCATCCATCCGGCGTTCCGCACAATCTGTATCAACGAAATCAAACTCGTTGCCGCCCCTTGGATAAAAACCGGAGTACTGGACAAGTTCGACGCGGAGTTCCCAGGCGCGTCCAAGTTCATCCAACCACTTGACAGTAATGGTAAGATGAATGTCCGGCGCTGCCTGGACTTGATATATGCACGGCCCGGCTGGCGATTGTCCGCCCAAGTCCATAAATTACTGGGACTGCGGTGACAAAGTGGATGCCAATACAGTATCTATATATGTAGCAACCCCCAACCCCCACAAGGAGGGAACGGACCATGGCGAAGAAAACCGCGAAGAAAAAGGCAGCCCCGAAGAAGAGGAAGGCCGCCGTCCCGAAGGAGAAGGTCGATGCCCTGAACGACCTCTACGAGGTGCTGGGCATCGAGGACGGAATCGAGAATCCCGAAAAGTCGACCGAGAAGGAAATCGACGCGGAGCTCGAGGAACTGGTGAAGGAGCTCACGCCGGACGACGAACTCGAGGAGTCGACTCAGGAAGTCCTGACCGAGATGGGACTCCTAGAGGAGGAAGCCGAGGAGGAAGCCGAGGAGGAAG